CTCGTCTTATCTCGAGCAGGATGATTCTCCTTCGGCAATGTGGGTGGGAAGAACCTTGCCAGAATTGTTTAAAAATATGAGGGAATGGTCAATGCTGCTAAATAGCCCTTTCAACTCCGACCATCCTGTGGCAGAACTTTCAAAAGCAGCTTTCGACTACATGGATACCCCAGAATGGGTGTACAGCGAAATAGACGCCATGCCCGACATGCATCTGTCAAGATTTTTTAAGGGTGATGAAAACTACAGAGAACCAGTGTGGGGGTTTCCTCAATTTTCTGACGAAACGATTGAATGGCTTGAAAACAAGTTTGAAAACAATAAATTTAAGTCTTTAGAACAGATGCTTGAGGAAATGTAATGTCTTTGCAAGAAGAAAAACTATATAAAGAAGCTAAACCCAATAATCACGGGTTTTTTGTTTTGATGAAAAGCCAAATGGTAGTTGAAGGTTTAGATAACTACCCAAGAATGGGTCGTTGTGACAATCTGTCTTACGCTCCCGTCAATGTTGCAGTTGGGACTGCATATGAAGACGAAGCAACTACAGCAATAAGAAAATCACCATACGCAAAAGTTGGATTTACGTTAAGTAACGTCGGAAGATACGAAAAACTGATAGATGCATCACCCAGTTTTTTTATTTGCTACATGGAGATGGTGGAAAAAACAGAAACGGGATATTTTCCAGCGCTTCACCTAGAAAAGGGTGACTCACCTTCGTCAATGTGGGTAGCAAAAACTATTCCACAATTGCTTAGGAACATAAAAGAATGGTCAGATATGGCAAATGCACCATTTGATTCTGACCACCCAATGGCGGTTTATTCAAAGAAATTTTGGGAAATAACAAACCCACCCGAAACCGTTATCGATGAGATTAACAATTACCCGGACATGCATTTGTTCAGATTTCTAAAAGGTGAAGAAAATTACAGAGATGAGACGTTTCCATATCCATCTCTTTCTGACACTGCAAAAGAATGGTTTGAGTTAGTTATTCAGGAATTCAGTCCGGATATTCCTACGTCCGAGAGAATCTCTAGTCTTTAATCACCAATAGCCGACTGGACACTCTGCATGCTGCAGGCGTACTTTTAGGTTCATAAAGCAGCCGCATTTCCGACACTGATTGGTAGCGTCGATAAAGTGTGGGCACTCAGTACATATTGAGTATCTATTTCTAGCTTCTTCATCCGACGCATATTTGGTGGATTTTCTAAAAAAGTCTAATGGGGATGCTTTTTTCCCGCGATTTTCTCTTGTCACGAAATAGAGTCTATCTTGCCTTGCGCGATGACGTATGAAGCACACAGTTCTTTTATTCTGCCAATCTCAAATGCTTTTTGCCCTCCGGTTTTTTCGTCGATTGATTCTTCGGCTGCAGCAAAGTCGGCATTAGAAAGAGGTTTGGAAGGGTCAAAGTCATCCGGGTCTATGCCATTTGTTATGAGCAGCCGATAAAGTTCGTTGACTATTTGGGCTTTTGCCGACTCAAGTGTTGCCTTTTTCTGTATTTCAGACATCTGAATTTTCATTGTGCATTCTCCTATGTGTTTAGAATTATAACCTGCATGCCAGCAGACCCTGTAGAACTGTCAGAAGTTCCACCATTTGTATTTATGGATGGGCCAGAAATTGAATTTTCAGTAACTAAAATAAAACCTCCGCCTCCTCCTGGTTTCCCGTCTACGCCTTCCGTGACCGAACCCGCAGTCCCAGCCGGACCAGCAGTACCGGCAGCTCCACCAGCTCCACCGGGGTAATGGAATGTGTACGAATGGCTATGAGCTACCGGCCCAGCCTGGAGTTTTAGGTCTCTTTCGGCCTGTTTTGGCACAGAATGATGAGACGAGTAGTCGCCAGAGCTGTGGGTTGCGGGGGACCTGTTAAATATCGAATCATAGAAAAAAAGATATGCGTGGTGTCCGGCGGGTCTTCCTCCAGCTGGTCCATCTGCACTAAAATGGTTATGGTTTACCCCTCCTATGTGGTAAAAATGTCCGCCAGGAGCATGGTAATTATCGACATGCCCATGGTCATGCGCATCGCCGGCAAAGTAAAAGCTTCCCCCGCCAATCGTGTTGTTGTAATGCTCTTCGTAGTTCCACAATCTTGTTTGATGCCACCCATCTGGTCGGCCATGCACGATGGGCGAATGAGGCCCCAGCCACGCATTATCACTTGGGAAGTAAGTGGTTGGGAGCGGTGTTGTGTGGTGGTCGCCTCCGCCATGATGCGCAGGTCGTGTGTGGTGATATGTGTTCACATGTACGCTTCCGCCATCTCTGGCCGGTGCTGCATCACCAGCAGTACCAGCAGAACCGGCACTGACTGCGCCTGGGGCTACTGCTGCTGTTTTTACCAACCCTGCGCGCCCCTGACTAAAGAACGTGCCAGACCCAGAAACGTTCTTAGCAACGACCAAGACGACTGGTCCTCCAGCTCCTCCCGCTCCCCCAACTCCAGCCGTTCCAGGGCTAGCGAGTGAACCTCTTGTCCCTGGAGTCCCAGAAGCACCCCTTCCACCCTGGACCCCAACCGAATGTGCATGAGGCGGGTGTTGCCCCAAAGCCCCTGCTACGCCAGCAGAGTTTGGCCACGTAGCTGGGGAGTCAGTGCCTGGGGTTAATGTGCCGTCATTTCCTTTTGTTCCGGAAGAGCCACCAGCAAGAGCTCTAAGTATCCCAGACGAATCTCTATATGCTCCCGATATTGCTGATTGGACATCGTTAAGTAATGATGCGGGTATCTGAGTGGCCGTCGTTCCGGAGCCCGCACCACCAATTGAGTATGTTACTGATGAGCCGGAAGAAGTTACATTGCCAGAAACGGTGCCGCTAGAAACTGATATATCATTTTTTACACCTATTGAGCCGTTAAGGATTAGTGTCCCTCTAACAAAAACTCTAAAACCGTTTGTATTGAGGTGTACGCCGGTATTGATGGTTAGGTTGTTGTAATACATGTCTCTGGAAAGAGATGTATTGGATGAAATTACTACGTTTCCGTCAAACCCACCGCCATAAACGGTGTCGTTTCCTATCCTCTGGGTATAGGTTTTATTTGGAAATCTTACGAGCGAGCCCATTTCAGACAACCTGCATGTATACCACTGTGCCGGGATTTTGTCCAGTCACATCAGTCGTAACACCAGAGGGAAGAGAAATCCCACTAGAAACTATAAGAATAACCCCGCCACCAGCAGGGGCTGTGCCTGGAGCTCTAAATGAAGATGTTCCAGAAGATGGCCCACCGATATAACGAGCAGAAACTATTACTACTCCACCGCCGGGCTGACTATTTCCTCCAGCGCCACCACGAAGATATGTTGGACCACCGCCTGCTGCGGTAACCGAGTAACCAGTGATTGCTTGATGAGGGACTCGAAAATACTCGGTTCCACCAAGAGCGGCGGTCGGTGCGGTAGCGGTAAAACCAGTAGCAGAACCACCAAGGCTGTGGGTTACGGACGTAGATGCAGCTCCGCCTTGCTGTATAGAGCCAGCAGTTGAGTAGCCAGTGGTGTACCCGATTGACGAGCTTGCGCCAAAATTGAGCGTTCCCTTTACGAATATCCTATGCCCGTTAGGAGATAAACGGACGCCAGCATTTATAGACAGGTTCTGAAAATGAATATCTCTAGTCATTTGATAAACATTGCCAGATGGCGTCATTCCAAGAATCGCGCTAGAGCCATTCAGTGTGGCGTCGCCGTCCATCCCTGTGCCGTAGACTGGGTCTGCTGAGTCTAAAAACTGAGCTAGTGTATTTTGCGCTGGGTAGCGCTCAATGCCGGGCATTTCCTACTCCTCATAGGCATTGATTGTCACAGAAACAGAACCGCCAGCAGCACAGTAGAAATACAGTCTGTCTGATGAAGACATATGAATGTTCGTGTTGAACGTAATTGTTTCATTGGCAGCAATGGACTGAGCATTGAACAGCCTATTAACGGACGTTTCTGTGCCTGTCGTAGATACACCAAATGTCAAAGTAGTAGCCGAGCCGGAATTGCAAAATATAACCTGCTTTACAACCCCCGTGGCAGCTGTTGGCGAATAACGACCAGTTGCCGTATCGGATGACCAGCTTCCAGTCGGGACCGCTTTAGGTCCAAATCTCACAGCATCTAAACTCACGCCGAGACCTCCATAATAGTCTTGAGATGCAAATCTCTTAGGTTTGTGGCATACGAAACAGAACCGCCAGTACCGAAGTTTACAGAAGAACCATCGGTGGCAGAGAAGCTAACAGTATTGCTCACTGTAAGTGTTTTGGTGTCAGCAATCGTTATGGTTGCACTAGTGGCAGGAGTGGTGAGGGTTACTTTATTGACTACTACTGGGTTTACCTGGTCTAGTTTTGCCGTTGTGATTGACCCATCTCCAACAACAAACTGGTCTGAGTCAACCCACGATACGCCGTTGTAGTATTGGACTTTTTCTTCGTCAATAAGATAAGTAAATCTTCCAGGAGCAAGAGCAGGTTTTGTTATTCCGTCCCCAAACGCATTATTCCTAGCGGTCGTGTTTGCGAATACGGCAACTACCTGGTCCATGAAATAGCCGTTTAGCTCCGCGTCAGAGAGCACCTCGCCGTTTCTAAAAATCTTTACGCCAAGACCAGCCATGAATCCTCCAGGTACTTGCTAATTTTACCATTTTAATAAAAATGGCCAGGGCAGGATTACCTTCTCACCTGGCCAGTATCCGATGTCGTCGACACGTCTGTTCCGGGATTTGAGTAGGAAAATGTGTCTGTAGTTACGGCAGTCACCGTATACGTACCGTTGAATACACCGCCAGATGCATCCACGTCTATAACCTCGACAGTGTCTCCCACCAAAATCCAATGAGACCCATCTGTGGTTATTGTTGCGACATCGCTTGACCGAGATTTAGACAGAACATCAAACCAGTCATATCCATCATTTGTTTCACCAATTGGGATGCCGCTTGAAGAACCAACTATTCCGAGAACAGGGTTTCCTACCGTAAATTCAAACTCTGTTTTAGCTTCATGGTAAATTTTATATCCCATTGGCCTTGCGTCTTCTACAGACTGAACCACCAGTTCACTTGAGTCCAGTTCTGCTATGCAGTCTGGTGTTTCGTTTACAAGTGTCTGTATGAGTATTTTAAAAGGGTCACCAAGGTACTCCGGAGTGATAGCAACCGCATATGTAGACGGCAAACCATTTTTAGTGAAATGAAGACACTGTTTTGCCGATTCCAAAAGCGCCTGCCTACTTCCAGCAGCAATCCCATAAAATCCTGTAGAAAGTTGCCACTTCTCGTAAGAGCGTTCAGATTCAGAAGACGGCAAATATGGAGCATTAGATGAATCGTAGATATTTTTTCTTGATTTTGTTCCAACAAACTGCGCCAACCAAGGCGCATATCTGGGGTTTACGTAGTAAGGGTTAGACAGGGTGCTGTGAACGTTATTTATCGTTATTTGTTCTTGAAGAGAGTTGAGAGCATATGGTTGATGTTCGTATAGTGATTTGTATTCTTCAAAAGCATCGTCCGCAGATGCATTCATACAGTCAATAAGCCTATGCATTGGCATGGTTGGGTCTGTTTGCTGTGAATCTACGTCCCAGTAAAAATCAGGAAGTAGAGGTCTTGAGCTGTGAACAAATATATTTTCAAAATACATCTGGTCATCGATTAGGTTTGGTGAAGTTATGTGAAAAGTTGACCCACCATGTCCGCTAACTTCTATTCTTGCTTTTATTGAATATGTTGTTGACGAGCTAATTGGTATTGTTAAAAGATTGCTGCGTACTGCTGTAAAAGTACCAGGGTATACAGTCTTGATTAGCGGAGTAACTGACGTGTGTAGTTCCGTGGAAAGATATAAATAAGTTTTTATTATGCATACCGAAGGAACTATAATTTTTGCGTTGAACGAAAAGCGCCTTCCGTTGTCGCCGACCAGTAGTTCTGTTCCAGAGTTTGTGTACACATACGTGTCTGCTCCAGATGAAGGATTTATATCTAACGAATATCGGGAAAGAACGCTATATGGTTCAGAAACTATTTCTATAGTCGGTTCATCCACCAGAGATGCTGAGTCTACATCCCACCCTGCAGCGGTACTGTATGAAGCTTCAATTTCATATGGGTACCCATTAGAGCGGGATTTTACGTATAGACCACGCTGGTCACTAAACCGGTTTACTGTTTTTGACATATTTATACCGAAACGTATGTGAAAGTTATGTCTGTTGGGTCGAGCGAGGGACACCACCCCTTATGCGCTGGCTCAAGGTCTGAACCTATTTGTGTGAGCCACCCATCCACTGTTGTACCCGTAAGAGTAAAAGAATCTACGTATCTAACCCCTGGAATTTGACTTATGAGACCGATTATTACGTTTTTTCTAACTGTGCTTTCGTATGTTGGGAAACCAGAAGGACTTAGGTACTCGACAATTGTGTTTTCAATAATTTGTTCAAGCGGCTCCCTGTCATAAGCAGAATCTAAAACCACTGACCCAGAAACAGATACGGGTAATATTTCCATGTTTTCCACATTGACAGTAAGACCGCCTATAGCGGCTTCCGCTACGGCAATTTTTATTATTTCTTTTTGTTCCGTACCAACAAAACCACCGAGACCGTATACATACGTGGCTATGTGTCCAACAACTTCTGCACCCCGTTTTACCGTACCTGCATCTGCTACTGAGGAAACATCTCCTCCACTATTTAAGTAAGAAAAAGTGGTCGCTGTAGTTGCTGTTATTTCTACTTCTCCATCGAAGGCATTTGATGGCGAGCCTCCGGCCGCAATATTTTCAACCACTACCATATCTCCAACGAGAAGCTGATGCCCCTCGGATGTCGTCAATGTGGCTACTCCAGCTGTTCTTGATTTGGTGGTTACTGAATATGTTTTCTCGGTGTCGCGATTGCCGATGTCGGGGTCTCCGTTGGTCAAGTCATACGTTTTTACTCTGCCCACAAATCCAACATAGTTATTTGCTACGAATGCATCAACTTGTGTTGATTTTGCAAGAGTGGAAGAAAGTGAAGATAAATATGATGTTGCTCTTGATAAAAACTCTGCAGAGTTTTCCTCATTAAATCCGTTTTGGAAGTAGCTGCCTGCAAAAGCGTTCAATATCTCAGTTGACGGGGAAAGAACAGTAAGAGACTCGCCCTCAGATATGATGGGGATTACTCCTGGCAAGAATGCCTCACAGAGAACTGTTCCAGACGGGTAAGGGTCTCCAGGTGAGTATGACTCATCGGCAGGTATATCCAGTGATTCAACAGTTTGGAATACGTAATCAATTGTTTCGTCTTCAAAAACATATGAATAACCAAATAAGGTTCCAGACGGTATAGTCGCTCCTTCATATGAGTCTGCGGTTATCTCTATTGTCATTTCGGCTGGTATTGCCGGTCTTTGAGACACGCCCATCATTGAGACGATTCCAGACATGACACTATCTGGCAGTCTGTTTAACCCGGTTATGATTTGCCACGCTATGTACGAGCTGGCCTGAAACATGGCGTCTTCCACTGTTCCAACACGAAGGTTGAATTCTGGGAGCGTTAGTCTTGCCATTTCAATTGACTCTAGGTAAATTTCCCCAGGTGTTTTGTCAAAAATCTTTAGGTCAATATATTGTGAAAAATCTGCAGGCATGGATTACCCCTCTGTTATGACGAACGAGAAACTGACACCAGTAGTCCCATCGTTTTTTTGATTTGTAGAAACTGAAGTAATTTCTACTTCTGGTATAAACCGTGCCGCGTTCAGCACAAACAACCCTCTGTCTATCGATGTGAACGTCGGGTCGTTAACACCAAACAACGGGGAGTACGGGAGACTTCTGGGCTCTGTTAGTAAAGCAATTGTCAATAATTGAGCGTAATAGTCTTCCGTACCCTCCCTTAGGAGCTCGACGCCGCCAGACTCAAATCTAATTGGGAATTTAATTGTGTCCATTGTCATTAATCTCCTGAACAATACATTTTAATTCATTTTTTAATGATAATGCGCTGACATTAGTTGAGCATATTGATGTCATGTCAAATCCCCTGTAAGCAGGTAGGAATTTAAATCAACACACACCAGCGTTGCCACTGAATAGCGCGCCCTTAGGCTCAAGGAAAGGGCCGTGTTAACAGACACTCCAGCTCCTTGAATTATTGTAAAAGTCCCAGTCGCACGTCTAGCAAAATCAACTTTTTGACCAACCATAAACCCTGTTGATGAATTAATCTCAAGCGTGCATGTTGTTGTGTTGTATAGGAGTTTTCCTGCCGCAGAAGCCGTGAGGGGTCCACTAGAGACAGCCTCAACGGTTTGTGTGTTGCTCCACAGGGAGACCCACGACTCTCCGTTCCACGAAAAGTAAGAATTCGTATCTTTGACGTAAGCCAGACAGCCTTCCGGAAGAGCGGCAACAACTTCTGGGTATATTTCCGTGGACTCCATAATTAAAATCATTGATTGGTTAATAGGTCTTGCGTTCCCAAAAATAACCATAGAAGTCATTGCCTGATTAGAGAAAGCACAGAGCACTGTGTCGCCAATTATCATCTTGGTACTTTGTGTTACGCTCAGAGGCATTAACGGGCCGTATGAGATTCCAAGAGCCTGCACGTATATTACGACCCGTCCATCGGGGTAGGCCCTGGTGACAACGCCTTGATACATCTCCCCCGGCCTTTTGGGAGCAGATGATGCCTTGTCGCGACGAATTGGGGCGTTCTGAATTCCGTAGTCTGAAATCATGCTGCACCTGGAGTATTAGAATAATCACCACGAGGAAATCTTTTTTTGACCACATCTAGCTGCTGTCTAGATAAAGTTTTTCCATAATTTGATGCGTTTGCTATCGCTTCTCTAAGTGTTGAGCCTCTGGCTTTTGCAAGAAATAGACCACTCGATTCCCATAGCCTAAACGATGGATTTGAAGACTCTATGAAACCCCCAATTATTTTGTTTTGGATATCGTCCATGAGTTTTCTTTGTTTAGGGCTTTTGACGTGTACTGTTATTTTGTTTTCAGCGTAATTCACATTTGTCACTGGGAAAACAGTGTTAGCAATTATGTTTTTTGAAGAGTTTGACAAACCTGAAAATTGAACAGGAATAATAGAAACAATGTCTCCAGAAAGCATTCCCGAAACATCAGAAACAACATAATTGAAATACTGAGCATTTTCATAAACTGTACTCGATGGCATTGGGGTTACGCCTTCCGGGTCCGATGACCTAAACCCGCTTAGTACCTGAGACCTATAAACCTGTTTTGGCTCTCCTGTTATTGTCCATATTTGGGGAATCAAAATTGCGTACGGTTTTCCAGCATTAACTCCTGTTGTTCTAGTTGTAAAAGTTGCAGAGTAAAGGGTTCGTGGTTCCCCGTCTACGACAAAAATAGGTCTATCCCACAAATTTATGTTTCCAGTTTCAAAAATACCAGCCGAAGGAGTGGGGTAATTCATGGGAGCATCAGGAGTAGGGAGGGGAAATATTTTAAAACCAGCTGGGGGTGTGAAAAATCTTGGTATGTCTTCTTGCTTAAATACTTGGTTTTGAGTCGCTGATGTATTTGCAAGAACATCTATAACCTGTGGTCCCTTTTTGCCTATTTCTAAGTCTTTTATTTCCTTCTCTTCCTTTTCGGGTTTTTTGAAAGATATATTTACAGGGTCTGGCACAAGGTCGCTAAACGTAACGGAGTCAATTAGGTAATAACCGTTAAACGTTGGCACACCTTCTATTTTTACGGTCATTCCTGGGCGAAGCCTAACTGCATTAAATCTGTCGATAATTGCGTTTCCGCTTCCATCCCACGGGTTGTTTTCGGAAATTGTCATATTGGGCACGGATAGCAACTGAAGAACATTTCTCTGCGAAGACTCAATTGTCGGCGTATAGGTATAGGGGCGAACAGATGACTGTTGAAAGTGGGGTTTATATATAAGAGGTATGTACTTGTTTTGTTTTTTATCAGATTTCTTTTTAGTTTTTTTATTACCTAGCGGTATTTCGTGTGTACCCCATCTTTTTAATAGGAATTTTTCTGAAGCGAATATTAGGTACCCATCAACTTCAAATACAACAAATTTTGCTTCACCAGCAAGGTTTGTTATTACGTCCCAAACTGAATCTGCCTTATTGCCACCAGATGCTTTGTTTATCTGCTGTTTTTTGCTTGTATTTTCCCCCCAGAATTTAAGACCATACTTTTTCGCTGCCTGCTGAACGAAAGCTGTTCCGCTACCTTTTATGCTTCCCGGAGACCTGTCCCTCTTCATCTGTTGAATTGCTCTTGAATAGCACCTGACTTCGACAACAGGGCTCGCTCCAGGGCCTTGGGAAACGGTTACGTTTGCTATCTCGAACAGTTGAGTTTGACGTTCTCTGACATCTGGGTTTCTTGTTCCCTCTATGGTCCCAAAAGTTTCTGTCACATACGCGACTATCCGTCCAATAGAAAAATAGTTATTTTCGAGCATCTTTAGCCCTGTATCGCTAACGCTAAAAGACACCTCACTAGCCATGTTTGTTGTGTAGCTGACGTTTAGGTTTATCAAATTTGCTCTTACGTCTGCAATCTGATAGTTTTTTTCGTCAACAAAATAAATCACACCTCCAGCTTGCCTAACTAGACTGTTTGGAAGCGGAACAAAAATCTTCTCCAAAGACGTTGTCACAATCCCCAGCTCTCAATCATTCGTATTGAGCCTCTTCCTGCACTATTAGTTCTGTTCCAATAGTCGCGAGCTCTCTTTACCTTCTCGTAGTCATTGTTCGAAACTATCCAGTAGGCAGGACACTTTTCTGTTCCGGCGCTTCTGGAAATAAGATTTATTGATTTTAGATATATTGCAAGTGCGGCGTTTTCTCCAAGAGCCTGAAGATTGAACCCAAGTTTGCTTCCAGCTCCCGTTGTTGTGAGGGCAAGAGACCTTCCGCATCCTTCGGTAGTTTCGCCGTCTTTGGGTGGCGGAGGGTTATATGGAGGCGGCTTGGGGAACTTAATTAAATCAACCAGCTCATGTGGGAATTCGGTAAGCGTTATATCGCATGATGCCCTGCTTATAGAGCCGTTTATGTTTCTATAAATAGAGGTCACATTGAATTCTGATATAACAAAAAGAGCTCCAGCGTTGCTGGATTGCTGAAATGGAAATTTCAACTGTGTAGACATAATTTCATCTAGGCCCATAAAAATAACCGGGTAAGGGGAAAGGGCTATTTTTCTAAGATTGTTTAACTGTTGGTCTACTGATGTTGTTATGACTTTTCCATCTATTGCATCATCCAGGGTCCCAGAAGAATCTGAGGAAACAAGAAATGTAAAAGACGCCTGCATTAACTTATAACTTTGCCAATCCATTATGGGTCTATTGGCCACACGTTCAATTGTTGACCAGTTTGAGCCAATCGAACTATAAGCAATTTGATTAGGTTTATGAACAAACTCATGGCTAAGTGGTTCAGTTATCCCGTCCGTAACCTGAATCATTTTTGGCACAGAAGGGGTCTGTGGTAGGGCTTGGGGCCTATTTACTTGCGCAGAGTCACCAAGAGAAACGGATATGTTCATGGGTGCGCCAGTGGAACGTGAATTAACAGCCCTCGGCGTTGATGTTGACATCGCCGCTCTCGTTTGGAGTGCCTCATCAGATTTTGCATCTACCAAAGCTATGGCTTGCTCTCTCGTCTTCCCGCCAGCTACTAATTCGTCGACTTGTGCGAGTTTTATTGACTCAGCGGCTGCGGCCATAAGAGAATCTGTTGACTGGCCAGACGTATCCCTAGTAAACAAAACATCTAGCATGAACTGCGTATCTCTGACACCGGCAGCAGAAAGTTTGGCAAATGCATAAAACTTGTTTTCAAACGGGTGATACCAGTACCCTGGATAAACCAAATCGCCGTTGTCGTCATAAACGCTTGTATAGGTCTGGGTGCTCTCAATCCATACCTGTATGTTTCTGTAGGAGTACGGGTTCAAATCAACAGCAAGAGGAAAAACTTTTAGCTGGGCCGTGGCGACGTAAAGCCTATTGCCAACGTACTTATGCGTATAAACGGGGAAAGGTTCTGTGTATTTTCTACGAGACTGAGACGGCCTGACGGACGCCCTCTTGTCATATTTTATTCTTGACTGCTCGACAAGTTCATCGCCTGACGTATATTGGACGTAAGCCTGCATTAAGGGCATAGGCATCCAGTATTCGTCATCATCTGCCCTAACAGAAGAAACGCCATCGGCTTGAGTTTTGTGAAGATGATAGACGGGGTATCCGGGGTAAAGAACACCAGACCCATTTTGTATTTTTCTAACCTCTTTATAGAAGTATGTGTTTTGAATAGCTTGGTTTACAGGCATTACGAACGCTCCCTAGCTATCGATTCGGCACGCTTTATTTTCTGCATAACAACATTAGCTATTTCCTCTGGAGAGTTGGTGCCACCATTGATGTGGAATGTGTACGTATTTCCTCCGCTAGTAGAGCTTCCAGGAACGACTATCGGGGTGGATGAATTCACCGCAGGCGTCATAGTGTCGCCGATTGCTCCAGGCCCTGGAACCACGTGAAGATGTCTACTACCAGACGTTCCGTGGAATTCCGCAAAACCTCCAGATTGACGAGTCAATACAGCGTACTGCCCTAGATTTTGGCCGACTAGGTCTATTGCTCTTCCAGTGACATGGTCCGAGTTGATGGAGCCAAGATTGCCGGTTCTATACGAAGACGTAATTGTTCTATTCCCAGTCAATTGACCGTTTATTGCGCTGTGTCTGGCCATCGTCTGAGATAGACGGGATGATGTTGTGTCTCCAACGGACGAGCCTCGTGGCGTTGCTGTATCCGCCTCCTTTGCAACCATGTCAATAAATTTCTGAGTCATCCATTCAGGCTTATTTGTGCCGCTAAAGTACGCCGATATGTTTGACGAGAAGTTGTCAACAGCCGTTTTAAACGTATTGCTAGCGGTATCCATCTTGTCTGCAACGAGATTTGCTCCTTCGTCCATTTCACTGAGGGATATTTTTCCTGTTTGTCCATATTGAGCAAATACCTTGCTGGCTTGAGCTTGCATGAACTCAGATTCGGTTTTAAAACCGGCATCGGTAATCATTTTGTTTTTTTCTGCATCGGTTTTGTTAGCGAGAGGATTATTAAAGTTAATCTTTCCTCCTTCATAATCGAGCAAGAACTTCTGCCTATTGGCATCACTCATGCCCGATATGAGACCGCCTATCTGCTTGTCGTTGGCAATGAATCCCATATTTGCCATTTGCGCGGATATGTCGGATGATGCAGTTCCAACGAATCCCTGCTCTGTGCGCTTGTTTTGTTCGGTAAGAGCGCCAGAAACCCTGTCGGTAAAGAATTTGTTAGGGTCGATTCCGTACATAAACCCGCCGGGCTGGAATGCGGCTCCTGGCGCGTCCTTTGTACCAAGCTGTTGCTGCTGACCGTATAGAGCCTGAATCGGGCTGTCGTACACTGCTAGCGAAGATTCTTGGAACTTCTTGAGGTTTTCTAAAATAGCCTTATCACCTGCGCCAGATTCAACAGCACTGGCAAGAGCAAAGCCAGCTTCGTCATATATTTGTGGGTCAACAATTTGCTTTATTGCCTCATCAAATGCGCTAATGCCCTGGACAAAGGAGTCAATGTTCAGATTTTTTATTTCTTCTGCTGTTTTTCTGGTTGCCAATCCGAGCTTTGTTACTAAGTCGGTAAAATCAATCATTGGGTCGTAGAGGTTTACACCCATACTTTTTGCTAGCTGCTCTAGTTCTGCGCCGGATTTTCCGCTTGCATCCTGTAGCTTTTTCATTCTGTTTGTAGTTTGCTCGTCGATGGTTTTCATCGCATCGATTCTGTCCGGCAAACCTTTTTGCAATTCCTTAAAACCGGAAGCTTCGTCTTTGTCCAATTTCTTAAGTTCTTCTTCAGAGAACAAGTCCTTAAACGCTGGGTCTTTTAGGGCATCCTTGAAAACTGCTTTATCTTTTTCTAGTTGCTTTTTACGCCCACCTCTATTGAACAGACCTTTCACCCCGCCAGCTATTCCGCCAACAAGACTGCCGATAGTTCCACCTATCGCTGCTCCTATTCCGGCCCCTATCGCCGTGCCAAGTGGTCCGCCTATTGTTCCTATCGCTCCACCGACTAGCGCTCCAGCGCCTCCACCAATTTTTGCTCCACCCTTAGCCCAGTTCCCGGCTTGCTCCATGGTTGAATTGGCGTACTTGCCCTTGAATCCTCCCTTTTGTAGCTTTCCTTGCAGCTTTTCATATTTGGCAGCAGTTTCTCCGGCTACGCCGCTGAAGGCCGCCCCCATGTTTGATATGTCTCCGCCGGCGGCAACTCTTCTTTCAACTGCTGCCGCTCTTTGCCCGGCGGCAACAAACTCTTTCATCATTATGTTGTCGAGGAATCCGTTCATTGCGGCCTTGGCTTCTTTTGCGCGGACCTTCATTCCGTTACTGAAGCCCATTACAGCGCCGGTAATTGCGCCAAGAGCAGCACCTACTGCCGTACCAATTCCTGGAGCAATCATTGTTCCTATTGCAGCACCCGCTCCAGCACCAGTTAAACCACCGGCTAAGCCGCTCTGCGATTTAAGCGCCGCGCCGCCAAGACCAACAGCAAGACCAGCAAGCGGGTTGAATTGTCCAACCATTCCGCCAAGAGCCATTGCTCCCTGCATCTCTTCTGGCATGAACTGAGAAGCCATTGACATTCCCATACCAACGCCCATTTTGGCAGTCATTGAGTTGTTTATGCCGCCAATGCCAAGCTTTTCGTTTCCGAGAATTGCAGAACCAAGGGCGCTTTCTCTTCTGGACCTGTTTGCAAGGCTGAGCATATTCATTCTCGAGCCAACGCCAGTGCCCTTGCCTGAAAAGCCTTTTGTAGACACCTGGCCTGCTTCGTTAATAGTGCCTATCTGCTGGCCATTTTTAGTGCTAAGAATTCGGCCAGTTGGGACTTTTACATCGTTGCCATCAGCATCCTTGACAGTTTTCATTTCCTGAAATGCGTATCTGCGCCCGGTTGTTTTGGAACGGAAAAGGTCATTTTCCCTTCCATCTATGCCGAATGCTGGGTTATATTGGGCACGCCACATGCGAGTCATGAAGTTAACACGAGAGGTTGCTCCGGTTGTCCCCGAACCGCCTGCGCCCGGAGGTGCTGTTCCTGGACCGCCCATACCACCAGATGGCGAACCTCCGCCACCAGGGGCAGTGCCAGCGGTGTATCCAGTTCCTGGGCCTCCTGCACCAGACGAGAATCGTGCCCCAGAACCAGGAGTTACGCCAGCAGCGAGTAACTTGCGTTCGGCTATCGCTCTTTCTGGGTCGCCTGGCGGTCTCATGGATACTTGATACTGAAGCTTTGCTATTTTGTCTGGGCTCATCGAAGCGACAATGCGAGGCTGGGATGTTGCGACCAGGGCTGTACTTGTTGAAGCGCCCGGCGGGGTATTGACTCCAGCCGTGTTTGGTACTTGCTCAAACACCTGTCCAGTACGACCAGTGATTCCAGAGCCAGGAATTAGTCTTCTGAATGTCCCAGGGTTATTTACCCATTTTCCTTTTTTGTTGTAGTAGCCGTTCCCTCTTCCGACAAGCTTTGCATCAGGATTTGGGTAGTTAGCTGGAGGATTCCTGAAGTCAAACGGCCATCTTCTGCCACCAGTTAGCGGTTGTCCTTGATTTGTGTAGAGAATTGGGCCAGTCTGAACAGCTGGTAGGTTTCGTCCACCCGTTGAGCCTGGGCCAATAGCTCCCATGATTCTTTGACCAGGACCAATAGCCCCCATTGGTCTTGGGCCCGGCCCTAGTGCGGGATAAACCGGTCCAGGGCCTATTGCTCTAGGTGGTTGCGGGCCAGGTCCTATTGGACGTGGACCCTGTGGCGGCCCACCTCCTGGCTGTGTTGGTATCGGTCTTCCACCAATATTTACAACGGGTGTAGTTATGTTCACAGTGTTTGGGGCTATGGCATTGTCTTTACCTAGATAGCCACCCTTATGTCCTTTCATTTGGCGGAAAATAATTGCCAACGCCATAAGGCCAGCTCCGCCCTGCCCGCCAAACATCCCTGTGAACATGCCAAAAACGCTATTTAGCATCTTTACGACACCAGTTAGTCCGTTTACTAGGTCGTTAATGAATGGAAGAGCATCAAAAAATGCTTTTCTGAAAGTTCTGCTCATATCCATTATCGCGTTAAGCAGCCCACCAAACGATTCACCAAGCTCGCGGAGGTCGTCTTTATGCAGTATGACCTGCTCATTAAACTGGCCCATGGTGTCTTTGATGCCTATTTTTAGCTGTTCCCAGATTCCTTTGAACATGCCTTCAATCGCTTTGGCACCTTCTATGTAGGGTCTAAGATTCTCTTTGGTGATTTTGAACCATCTGGTTACCCTGTCCCACCAGCCGGCCATGTCTTTAAAGAAACCTTTTGTTTCTGGTAACCACTTACGTATCAGTTTTACAAAGAAGTTTGATGTTTTTTCTATTCCACTAACGAGCGAGTCCATCATTGTCCCGCGCCCAAATTCAGCAAGCGAGCCAGAGACTCTTAACAGGTCTCTTCTGATGATTCGATATATTTTCTCAATTGCCACTTTTGCTGGCCCAAGAAACTCTTGGCCAAAGTCACCAAAATCTGCTTTAAGAAGATTGAAGTATTTTTTTATTGACGCTATGAGCGTTAGGTTTACTGCTTCGAACTGACCAGCAACACCACCAAGCTTTGCAAGCTCTCCGGACATTATTAGAGACTTGAGTTCTTTTTTGGAAGTGACTTTAGCTTTCTTTAGAGCATTCTCCATTTCTGGTCCAAGCTCTTTTGCTGCTGCTTTGACATCAGACATGCTCTTCTTGGAGTCATTCAGCGCTGCGATAACAGCACCGACCTGTTCAGCGGCTTGTGCGGGGTCTTTTCCTGCTGCGCCAAAATCCATAAGATTTTTCATCAGCCCACTAGTTTTTGCTATCTGAGCAGAGTTCATTGACTTAGACATTGCTGCATAGGCTTTGTTTATCGCCTCGACACCCAGACCAGCTAAATCTGCATCCCTTTGCAGGGCGCGCATTGCTGCTCTTGTTTGGTTTATCCCAGCACCAAATGCCGGAGCACCTTTGCCCTTGAATGCGTACATTGCTGCCTGCGATTCGCGTTGTGCGGCGGCAAATGTCCCGAGCGCTACGGCGGCACTAGCCGCAGCCCCAGCTATAGCCGTCATACCCCATGCATAAGCTTTGTGCAAGTATTTGCCGGCAACGAACAGACCGTGTATACCGACCAACGCTGCAGATAGAAGTGCCATTTGGATGAGGGTTCCCTTAATAGCAAGACCCAGAACCTTGGATAGGCCCATGCCCATCATCTTGATTCCCTTGTCCATTGAGTCAAAGACTTTTCTGGTACGAGTTGCCGCAATCATGAATTGCGTCATTTGGGTTCCGGCAGTCGATGCGCCAGAAGAGAATCTTGACATTCTCCGTTCTAGACCGGTAACCGCTTTATCGAGGGCTTTTATTTCGGCAGCGCCTTGGAGGGCTCCCTTAACCTCAATATTAATTGTTGCTTCGGCCCTAGCCATAGGCGCTCCAACACTCTCAGACGATTTTGTTTTAAAAAAATCGCGTGAGTGTAGGGCGGCTAGACGTTAGCCGGAGGCTCTCGCCCTGCGTTCCTGCTCTTCGCGGTCGTTACTTATAACTTTAGCACAGGCAAGCCGAATCAGCCATTCTTCCTCATCGGAGTCAAGAATCCTAATTGGGTCTGTACCGAACAATTCACCTAGTCTGGCCGCAGATATGACCAGAGGGTCTTCAACTAGTTCGTCGAAGACCCCTTCGTAGGGTCCTCAACGTCAACCGAGTCTGAATATCCAGCGGCGTCAAGGATTGAGAGAGCTGCTGCTTCAATATGCGGGTCAACGCCGAAAAACTCACGGACGCAGTCAGGTAGGGGTCTAGTTGTCTGTGTCATTTCAAGAATTGCAGGAGAAGCAAATGTGAGCTCATTGCTATTGTCGTCAAACACTTCTTCATCGTCAAACAGTATGCCAATCGTTGTATGACCGATGACCGAACATGCAAAACGGGTTGCATCCATACCGTTTCTGGTGTCTTCACCAGCCTGCTTACGCCAGTTTTTCATCTGGTTCTGCGTGATATTCGGGCTAATCTTTATCTTTACGCCCGGACGTTCTGGAACTGGAATATAAACAACAGGTCTCTCGACCTTCTTCTTGATGACGGAAGAGAGCTTCTGTAGGGGAGTCTCGTTCGCTGGAAGGGCTGGAGTCTTAGCCTTTGCCTTGTTTGAGGCGGCCTCGTCTGTTGTGTAAAGTTCGTTGTTATCGCTCATGGATGAGAACTTAGCACACTGTTCTGCGTGCTGTGTGAACTAGCCGAAATTATCAGCCAGCAGCACCAGCTCCGGACTCAACGTCCGAGATTGCAAATGTCAACGAGAAGGTTGCTGGAGCACCTGACGAAGAGTCGCCGTCAGGCTCTGTAATTCCGACCAGAAGAGCCTTGGAGTAAACGCGGTCTGTGCCTGGAACTTTGAGGTCGCAGTCGAATGTCTCAACTGTGATGTCGTATTCCGCACGGCCGACCAGGGGTCGCAGGGAAGCAATCTTCTCGCCGATACCCGTGGCCGAGTCAGACGCAACGCGGTCATCGTCATAATGAGCAGTCAGGGTGATATCCCCGACTTCTGATGGGGCGCAGAGAACCGTGGGGCGCAGCTTCCCGCCCTCGTAAATCTTCTCAACCGATGCCGTAATTTCGCCACCGGAAACCTGAGCAAAGTAAAAGCTTGTCCACTTGGGGTGCTTATCCGGTGCTACCGGAACAATGCTCGCTAGTACTTGACGCTGAGATACTTTTGCCATATTTCTGTCCCTCTCTAGACGACGCTAGCTGTTAGGTTCGACTTGATGATGTCGACTTCAATTTTGTCGCCGACGCTGCTTGTTCTTACCCCAACCTTTGCCTTAACGGTGCCGCCAGCAAGCTGGCTAACAGGGTTGAGGGCTGCGTCGCATCGAACGGTGTAGCCGTTGTCGACTTTCTTACCGTTTGCATCGAATGCCTGGAACAGCGCTCCCTGCTCGCGAAGTGGAGCAAGAATCGCTATCAGTCTCGAAGTTATAGCCGAGAAAATTGTGTCACGACCGTCAATCACGCCAAACACCAAGTCTTCCAGTGAGCGCTGTGACTCCACAACAACGTGGTTGACAATTTCCTGCGTTGTGATGAATCTAAAGTTCTCATCATCGAACGACAAGGCGCGAGCACCGTAGATTCTCACCGAGTTCTGGATAATTCTGATTGCGTTGATGTTGTTAAGGTCGAGCGTGTCGCCATTTGCTTTATTGATGTCTGCTGCGACACCTGAAACCCATCTTCCGGCTGAAATCAGACCTGCAGCTGGGACCTGAGCGCCAGCCTGGTTGTGCGCGAGGGCACGCTTAGCGGCAACGTAGCCGTCAGCAGGGATTCTGCGAGTTACACCAGCAGTTGTTGTCGGAACGTCTACCCATGGGTAGTACATGGCTCCGTGCTCAGAGCCATCGACTGTTGATAGGTAAAGCGACTTAGATGCGGCCTCAGTAACGCTGTCATCAACTCCAGCGTGAGTGATGGCGATTCTGTTATATGCGTTCGCATGGGCGATTAGCGCATTTGAGATTGTAGGTTCGGCCTTTGTTGTTCCGTCATAGTCGGTGTAAGGACTAGCACCAGCAACGCGACCAGCTGTTTCACCGTCAGGAATTGCGACTGCACCGGTTCCGTATGCGTCGTTGAACAGGTCAAGACCATCAACTAGAGCAGCGTCATCAACGTTTGCAATGTCGTCGGTGCCTGCTGAAAGTGCGGTAGACGCAAGAGGGGCCGGGATTGTTGCGGCCCCAGCTGTTACATCTGCGGAGATATAGCGAGAAGCAACTGAGCTTAGGTTAATTCTTCCTGCAGCCTGAGCAACAGTCGTGACTGTTCCGGTCGAGTACACAACGTCACCATCAAGAGCAACCGATATAACGAATGTTGATGCGGTTGGGTTTGTGACCGTAATTTCAACATCTGAGCTCCATGCACCAGGGCCGTTTGCTGAGATTGTCATTACTGGGTCATCGGATGAATCATCCAAGACGAGCGAACCTGAAGTTGCGCCGCTACCGACTACGCGAGCCACGTAGCACTGGGTACCGCCCTCTTCGAAAAATGTTTCGACTGTTGGGTGCAGATATGAATAGGAAACATAGCCACCGTAGAAGCTTTCGAATTCAGCAATACTCTGCACCAAAGTTGCAGAATCGACTGGGCCACGTGCAGCGAGACCTACAAAGAAGGCCTGCGAAGACTCGCGAACTGTCGCTGATGATGGGCCCGTTCTTACTGCTGTTGAGATAACTACGCCTGGCATAAGACCTTCCTCTGTTTATATCGATGGGCAATGCCGTCTAACAAGTCATATTGTACAGACGGTAATACTCCAACTATTGCAACTGTTCTTAAAGAATAGTTCGATTTAAATAATAACACCTTTAGTCTGCCGTGAGCTCCGGTATTGGGTCGGATGACCCCCCACCTATAACGGTCAGTTGAATCTCGTTTGCAATCCCTATCGGCTTGCGAGAAACGACTTCGTCTATGTCCATGTTGTATCCGACATAAGCCCCAGCCATTACCCTGTCACCCTTGAGGAGTGTTAAGTCGGAGAATTCCTCCCGCATTGTCCCCTCGTCAATCATTGCTCGGAAGGAATTTCTAGAGTCGTAAGCCTTCATGCACGGATAATCAAGAAGAGCTGCGCGGATAACTGTTGTAAGCCTGTCTCGCATTATCGTTGCTTCTTCTGGGCCTTCAGTTTTCACCCACACATATGTTCTCATTGCGTAGGTGACTCGATATAGGGGGTCTGGGCCATCAAACCCAATACGCTCAAAACCAGATGTAGATATTGCAAGATTTACAATCAATGGCCATGTGTCTATGGCTATTGGTTCATGAACGATGTATCCCTCAGGGGACGGGAGAGTGATGTCGTCAACATTCCATCCATTTCGATAGTCAATAATTCTTACCGGAATATCTTCTTTAAGATAATTATTGACATATGCTTTGGCAAATTGAGGTCCATGCATTAGTGGGTAGCCGGGTGCATCAGCCATTATGCAAACAGCCCTTCGTCACCCTCAACGACATAGTTTGACATCTTTTCTGCTAAATCATTTAAGAAAGTCTGATTCAGAAAAACTATTTCACGCTTTGGCATTTTGCTTGTTCCTGTTTGATGGAATTGCGCATATGGAACACCTGTTCCGAATGTTGCGGAAAGTTTGTCGATTTTGTTCACCAATGGGTCGGACAATTCTGAAACACTTCTAAAAAGTCTTCCGCTTCTAACAAGCGTCGGAGCTCCTGGATAACGAGCCAATTTCCATGATGCATATTCGGCGCTAAGTGGTGCCCATCCACCGACCTCAAGTCCTTGCGATGTGAAATTATCGGCGAATGTTCTTTTTAGCTGCTGGTGGGCCCATCTGAATGCTGGTCTTACGTCAGTGATTCTTTCACGTATTCCATCAATCAGGTCATCTACTTCGTCTGCCCGGACCTCTGCCTGGATTCTTATATTAGTCATTACGCGACTCTGCTTCTCCTGTATTTCCTAACAGAAGCTAATTCAGTATCCAGGAATCCAGTCACCAATGGGCCAACGTTTCGTGTTTCTAAATCCTTTAGTCCGACAACGTCGTCGTGCATGTTTTGCATTTCGCGAGAAGCGGCTCTTAAAATAAGCAGCTTAAACATTGGGATATTTGCTCCATCAAGGCCTGCGGTGTATGTGATTGTTACCTTGTCTCCGTCAAGCGCATAAAAATAGTCAATACCGAATCTTCTCTTAACGTAGTCAACTTCTTCTACTAAAGTTCTTTCGGTACTTCCTACAGGCTTAACCTTCACATCAACAACAGAGACAACAGGTGAGTTTCTTAAATAGATGGTGTGTGGCGGCTCCGCATATTCAGACATTTCTACTGGATTTGTATTAACAAATGAGTCTGTGTATTGAGAAGTTGGCGTTGAAAGAAAGGAACCCATTGGCACTCCACGGAATCCAGATTCAATAATGTATTCCTCTTCGAACTCTTCCACCTCTATAGGTCTACGAAGATAGCCTTCCATCTCGGACTGGAGTCCAGCAAGAATCATGTCAGCCGCATCCTGCTGTCTAAGAGACAGTTTGATGTCCATATACGTGACTAGGTCAGATTGAGTCACCAGCATGATTAGGCTCCGAAAGTAGTCACCATTTTGCGACTATCTATTTCTCTTTGGTGCTGCCTTCTTGGGAGCTGCCGACTTCTTTGCGGGAGCTGCCTTCTTTGCGGGGGCAGCCTTCTTGACAGCCTTCTTTGTGGCGTTACGAGCGGCAGCCTTCTTTTCTTGCTCTCTTTTACGCTTGGCACGAGCTTTTGCTGCAGCATCAGTCTGCTTCTTACGCTGCTTACGAACTTCTGCAAGAATTCCGCCTTGAGAGCCTCGCCCTGCCTTCTTGCCCTCGCGCGTTGCTCTGTCGTAGTCTGCTTTGTCTGCTGCATCAATCGCTGGACGGGCTTTGTAGCCCTGCTTGCGACCAATGCCTTGGCGACCTTCTGGGGTCTCGGCAAGTCCTATTGGGCCAGGACCCTTACGCTTCCGGTATAGTTTTGCCCCAAGGGCGCGCACGTCCGCCTCTGAGGCGTAGCCCTGTCTGGATAGGGATGACCTTCCTAGGCGGTTTCTTGTGCTCTTGTCCCCGAACACACGAGTCGTGTACTCATCAAGTGCTTTAAGCTTGTTTTGAACAGCAGTGCGTCTAGCACCTTTAAGGCCCTTTAGCTTACGGCGGAGTTCTTTCTCCAAATCCATAGCCGCAGCGGCGTCATCTGTAATGTCTGGGCCATAGCGTAGTCCTGGCATAAATCCCCGCTTCGGTTAAAAAGGACTTTATGCAGAGAGTATACCATTTTTAATATTTCTGGTACTAATAAAAGAACTTGATTATTATCTATCCGCGTTTGGTGGCGACTCTATTGAGATGCCAAAATCATCAGTAGTCCCAGGAGGGGCTTCGACCGGAACCCATGCACGCGCATACGTATGGTCTTTTATATTTCTGGCTTTCAAAAGCGAGTTATTTATCATCAAGGAGTATTCCTCCTTTTTCATGCACAACGTTCGTTCTAATTTTTCCGCATCTACCGTTTTAGACATGACAAGTTTTCTTACAATCTTTGACATTGGCTTAGCAAAAAGTGCCCCTCGTGAACGGTTAAAGCGCAAATGCATCAACATCGCATCAAGGGAAGAAACATCGTGCTCTATTACGGGTATCTCGTCCCCCACGACGTCGGCTATCCTGCTGACCCGCGTGGCCAGGAGAAATCTTTCCGACCCGTCAATTATTTCCCCAGTTGATTTTCTCACCTGTAGGGGTTGAGTAAACCCGTAATCCATCAATGAAGCTGAAAGAGCAAGCAAATCAGGGCGCAATATGTAAGTTGATTTCCATTCTGGAACAAAAAGTTCTGATGGTTTTTTGTAGACGATTTCAAGCTTCATACACTGTGTCAATTCCTGCTTCTGCAATTCTTACTGAATCTGCTTTTGTTTTTGGTCCTACTGGTGTGGGTGAATTTACGTCTATATCGTTTAGGGCTAAATTCCTAATTAGCCAACTGACAGGGTATCCATATGGGTCTTGAAGGTGTTTTTTTCTGAACCTGGATACATATGCCTTTGCGTCCCTCTGTCTTCGTTCCCCTATTAGGTAGTCGTTGATAAACATGAGGGCACCGTCCCAGCTATGCGAAGCATACTGAGATATGAGTTTTTCTATGTCGAATTCTGTCCACCATCTGCGCTGCGCATCTATCTGTGGAAAGCATTCAAACAGTCTGTCGTAGAATTCCGGCTCTGTAGCTACAACATCGCCGATGCGCCTAATCGCTACTGAATGAAGGGGTATCCCAACTCTTGTATTACTTCCAGTTAGTGCTGCAAGGTCGTAATACTCGCAAAATTCTGCTCCATGTTCCTCTGCAATGAACTTGAAAACATCATTCGTGTTCCAGTCATAAATAACTTTTGCAAACTTGAGAGGTATGCCAGCCTTCAACTTGTATGGGGTGACAATGTAATTTTCGTGTAGTTTTTGCACTATTGACCTGTAGCGGACCATTGACTCGCTCGCCCTGACTCCAGTTATGAAGGCAACGTTTCCCTTCTTGCCCTGCATCGTGTAGTAATCGGTCTGCTCGGGAAGTGATACGTCGTGAGTCAAGCCAAAGTGTTCGCCAGTTATTGCCCACGGCGGTATGTCTCTAACTAGACGACCCATTTTTTTGCGTGCGTTACTCCAAAGAAGGGTCGTAACTCTTGAGCCAAGAATCCATATTTCTGCTGGGTACGGAAGGCAGTACCACTCCATATCGACCCAGTCGTACTGACGGACACGCTCCGTGTACTCAACCACGGTTGGGCTGACCATTTCTTCGTCCCTGAAGATTACCTTAACCGGTCCAAGGCCGCGTTCTTCATGCACTTCTTTTGCTAAGTAAAGTACAGCAGTACTATCTTTGCCGCCAGAGAACTGAACACAGACCGTATCAAACGTGTCGTAGACGTGTCTAATCCTCTGCCTTGCTGCGTCAACGCACGACATATCGAGGAACATTCTTTGGCGAGTCATTAGTACCTAGCTATCTGGGAAAGTCTTTGGACTTCGGCCCTTAGTTCGTTTACTTCTATTAGAAGTCGTTTGCGCTCTAAGTCAACAATGTCAAAATGCCGACCGCACACAATGCGTTTTTCTTGGTCGTCATAACCACAAAGACATTTTTCTTCTGCCTTCATTTTAAATTTCCGTATGTTGAGCAATGAAATCGAGCAACCGTTCAGCCGTTGTCGAGCCAACGACTGCAGCGTCGTTTCTGAGCCACCGCACAAACTCGTACCACTTAGCCTGCTGGTCTGGGCTGTCAAAAACAATTGTGTACTGCACAACTGCTTGCGGCCTCTCGCCTTGGCCTGAAACGGTTGAGCCTCTTACTGCAACATCTGATTGATTTGCGGAAGATGGAGCAACGATTCTGTTTTCCCCACCCGAATCTCTTGAAACAGTAAAAGAAGGAGATGGGACATCCTCGTCATTTTCATCCATATCTCCGGGTTGGGAAATCAATACAGGAGGGATGTAGGTTCCGGTTGACGACAGTTCGCTACTGTTTTTGTCTATTTCCTGCTCGTATTCTGCTATTTCAAATTCGTCCCACCCAAGACCCTCTAGTAGTTCCGGGTAGTACTCGTTAACTTCTGTTATCAACTCAAACACCGCTTCATCGTCTGAGTATCCGAGTTCGACGGTTCTGTTGTCTGCAAGAGCAAAAGCGATTGCTCGTGAGTCGTCGCCATCCAGATAGACAACTGCGATTTTATTCCACCCAAGCTCTTTTGCTGCCTCAAGTTGATGATTTCCGGCTATTACCGTTGCGGTCCCATCGTCATTTTTCTTTGCAACAATCGGCTTCACTTGACCAAACTCTGCATACGAAGCGACAATTGCTGGTATGTCGCCTATGCGCGGATTTTTGGGAAGGGGCACAAGCGTTTCTATGTCAACTGCCATTTGTCGAAGAGAAGGATGTATCCCGTCCATTACTTACTCTCCATGCTGATTAATTTTCTGCATATGTCTTCAATTATTTCGTGCGTCAGTATTACCGACCAAAATTGGTACGGCTGTCTTGCATTCTCTGCAACCCACAACCTTCTTTGGTCACATACAACGAGAAACTCCTCGATGGTTTTTGGTGACGTCGACCATGGGCAAGGAGGAATCGGTTCACCATCGTCATCAGACGGGCTGAAAACTGAATACTTTGTTGTCGTGGCAGTAGATGATGATGTTGAGTACCTAACTGCCGTTCTTTTTTTCTTGCGAAATATCATGATGTTTGAACCCTAACATTCGCATTAAGTGTTCTTAGAGCATCGATTGATGTTCTAAGAGAGAGAAGCTTTTCCCTCTTTGATTTGACCAGCGCCTCAGCAATTTTGTAATCGTACGCAGCATCGTCCATCTTGTAGTCGGCCCAGGCTTCTCTTTCCTTGATAGAGCCCTTTGCCGAAAGATATTCCTTCGCCCAATTAGCCTTGTAAAGGGCTTCCTTCTTTGCCGATTCGATAGCCAGCACTTCGAAAGACTCTGTCTCCTCTTCTAAAATCTCCATAAGCCTCATTAACTCCCCTTCAATTTCAACTTGTGAAATGGGCGATGTTCTAGCGTTCCTCAACTATGTTCCTTTCCAATAAATTCATCCAAAGAAGACCAATCGACGTTATCTAGTGCAGACATGTTGGTCAACGGCCAATCATATTGTGATTTTCCGACCCTTGCAAGTCCCATTTCCTCTAATACCCAGGCATCACACATGTCGTCAGCACCAGGACCTGACCATACGATTCCAGTTTTTGCCGATATCGAAGAGATGACTTCGCTCTTTCCGGCATTTCCCTTACCAGTAGCAAACTTAGCCCTGCATTTTGGTGGAATCTCTATAAAAGGGATGTTCGACTCCCAGAGCAACATTCTTACGCACCCGCCTAGCTCACCAATGCTGTGAGCCTGACTGTTCCGTGAAGCAAAAGAATAACCCTCGATTAACACAAAAGAATTTTTAATATTTAAGCAATAGTTTAAAACTTCTTTAGACACTGAATAAAGTCTTTCAGGACCTTTTGATTTAGTACTGATTATCGAAGGAGAGCCTAAATTACATATTCCGGTGGATGTCAAAGAAAGGTCGATTCCAACAAAATTCACAAAACGACCCTACTACATGAACGAGCCCGCACCTATTAATTTCTGGTGCGGGCCCGTTCATCTATAGCGGCCCTAAGGTATGAAAAGCACGCAATAGATATTAAAGCACAAAAATAATTGGTTGGTAAAAAGCAAACGACCGCTAGTCCTGCAGAGACTAGACGGTCGTAGGCAGCGAATGAGCTCGGGGTCTCAGGTGGCCGCCGCCCTCCTTGCCGTGGTAAATCCACTAGACACTGGACCACTCTCCCTTCTTAGCCGATTGATACGGAATTCAGGTACCTTGATTTAGATGATACAGCGCTATGTGTTTAGCCAGCTATTAAGAATTGGACCAATTTTTAAAACCAAAATTAATTAATTTTCCCAACTATGTCTTGACAAGCCTAAATCAAATGCAAGACCAGGGTTTTCGCCTATCCTCCGGTGGCATTGGCGGCAGACACACATCAAATTTGATTCATCCGTAATGGAGCCACCTTGAGAGCGGCGAACCAATTCATGAACATCAACAGATTGCCTGCGCAAATATGTTACGAGCTCATCGTGTTCCGCAAAAATTGGACAAGCCTCACAGTACGGTCTTTCTGCTAAAAGTTTCTTAACGAGAGGTATTCTCTCGTTTTCGTACTTACTTGCCATTTTGGATGAGCGCTTTTTAATTGGGCTGCGCTTTATCTGCTTGGAAGAACGTTTCAATGGCTTTCTTTGCATCAGATAGCTGATGAATCAATTGAATCAAAAAGCCACTTGTTTTCAAGAGTTGCCCACAGTGCCCTATCGATTGCAGTCTCTTCAAGGTCGTACTCTCTCAACATTGCTCTATGTTTTACGATTGCACGACGAAGAGTGTCTGCCTCATTTGCAATCGCCGGCATTTCCATCTTTTCACCGGTCTCAACCATTGACACAACTTGGTCAAGCTTTTTGTTCACGTAGAACTTAAAACGAGAAATCTTTTTCTTGCGCTCGGCATAAACACGACATGCTTCTGCTAGGAGAACCTTCCCTTCGCGCCCAAGGTTTTCAAACCTCTCCCTATCCACTTCTTCGTCGGCGTCAATATCCTCAATCTGTTCATCGAGGTTGTCAATAAGTGAAAGAAGTGCTTCCTTCCATCTGTGCCAGTTTTCTTTTTCTAGGAGTATTTCCCTCTGTTCGCGGGGAAGTTGGTTTTTGACTTCGTCGGCAACCATTTTTGCAAATCTGTAATCGTCAATCATTTTTTCCTCTTAGTTCCACGCAGGACAAATGTTCTTATAGCTACACCAGTTGCAAAGAATCGACTTGAGCGGTTCAAAGTTGCCGGATGAGCATCTATTGTCAACTTCTGATTTTGTTTCTTGAACAATCTCAATTGTTTTAATTTTGTCTTCTTCTTTTACCTCTCTGGCTCTTTTAACGCCATCCTTTAGGTAAAGAAGTTCCAGTTCTCCTACTTCACCAGCGCCCATTCCTTCAAGCAAGTTGGCATAAATGTGAAGTTGAAAAAACTTATCGTCAAGGTACTGGGGCTTAGGGGTTTTGCCAGTTTTGTAATCACTGACGATTATCTGACCGGTTTCTTCCGATACCGAATATCTGTCAATAAACCCTTTTATGGTCACCCCTCCAACAGAGCCGTAGACCTCAAACTCAAGGCCGTCCGGCTCTATCAGTTGTGGGTCTTCAACTTTCCACAAGTTTTCCACACACCACCATGCTTGCCACCTAAACATGCGCAACTTTTCCTTATTGCGTATGTAAAAAGAAACTTGCTGTTCCCATGATGAGTCCCAAACATCCTTTGCCACAATTTTTGCAACATCAAGGGTTCTCTCTTCTGATGGAAACCCATAGAGGTTCTCAAGAATGTCATGAACAAAGTTCCCCAACATCGCTGCTTCTCCAGGCTCATCTGGGATTTGGTCAATCTTGTTGAACTTAAACTTCAGCGGGCACTGTTGGAAAGTACCTATTGAAGAAGCGGATAGATGTGGCGGGGGGACGAGCTCGGAGTCACTCATTTGGTGCGCTCGGTGAGTCGAAAGTGATTCTGACAATTTCAGCAATCAACTCATCTAGTTCGTCATGCGTCGCGCTTGATTTGGTTGGCTTCGGCTTTCCGTCGCTAAAGCTTTCCCAGTGGGAATTCAGCTGATTTTTTTGCTCGGCGTTCAGTGTCTTCGCTAGGCCCATGAAGTTGTCCCACTTCTGCAGTCTTTCAGACTCTTCTTGAGAAACCGGCGCATGAGAAGCGGCAATTACCTCTTCCACTTCCATCGCATCCTCAGAACGAGCCAAGTAAAGACCAACGCCCATTGTCTGTGCAGCTTTCTTTAGTGCATCAGAAACGGCACCCTTCATTTCGTCACCCAGGTCAACAATGTCACCCTGCTTTGTGCGCTTAATCTTTTGCCCACCGTAGCCGTCTCGGTAGATAATCGCATCAGGTCTAGATGCATCACAATGCCAAGAGATTCGAACGTGCGCAACGATGTAGTCAGGGTCAAGAGAGTCTCTCCCGCAGGAAATGATTTCGAATGACCACTGGTCAACACCGAGAACCTTGTTGAGTCTGGTAATCACTTCGCTAACTGGGATATAAGTAAGTGATGTTCCTCCCTTTTTGAGAATTCTCTCCATCTCTGGCGGGAATGGCTCAGAGAGCATTTGCATGATGTTTGCGCTCGTCATTGATTGTCTCCTTTTCTGACGATGATGCTTGTTTTCAATTGACCTGTTTCGCAGTACATGTCAGGGTTGATTCCAATGTTGTTGAGTTCCTTGACTCTCCAGTAAGAGGGGGCACAGTAAGTCAACAAGTCCATTGCAATTTCTTCTGGCGACTTTACGATTTCACCAGTGTCCATGTCAACCGACATTTGTGAAAGCCTGTCAACAACTGCACGAGCGAGGTCTTTGTGCTGCCAAGCCTTGCGCTCATATGAAGACTTCTTTTCAATAAGCGCATTTCCATCAAGGGTGACAACTGATTCTCCAGCCATCATCTCTCCAAATTTTGCAGAGAACGAGTCGTACACAATGGAAATGTCTCGCTTGACAAGGTTCAGGGCTAACAGAATGTTTCCTGCCTCAGCGAGGTCTTCCGATGATTCAAATAATTCCGACAAGGCGGAATCTAGAGATACGACGAGTTCTTTAAGCTCGTTAATCTTTTCTAGTGACACTTTTAGTAGTGCTTTCTTGTAGGTAGTGGGTAGGTATTTTGTCGGCGGTAATTCCGACCTAGAGGACTATAGCAATCCTTCTTCTGGATGGCAACCCCAATTCTGCAAGATGTGTAAATGCTCCAACGGCAGAGTCAACCTGGTCGTCGTGGTCGCAGGCCTCAGGAAATGACGACAGCTCGTCCATCCACGAAGTCAACCATGGACCCCTGATGATTCTTACGTTCCCGTTTGCTACGGCAGCCGCGAATGGCCTGGCTCTGGTGACCTTGTCGCCCGTAGCTCTCACGCCCATAAAGTCATACCCAGGGAGGACGTATCTAGCGTATTGGTCAACCAGGGCTTTGCCCGAGGAGCCTGGCTCCTGCTCCATCCTTATCGGAATGCTTGTCCCATCCTCATAAGCAGTTTGGGCTATTAATTGTTCGACCTTCTCCCCCTTGAGGCGGCCCCTCTTGATATCCAAAATATAGGCAATTCCGTCCGAAAACATCATTAAAGTTCCTACTGTCCAGTCTGGGTCTGGGTTTGAGTGACTTGGCTCGGTAGCCGCAAGGTCCCAGAATCGCACAATTCGAGCATTTGGGTCGTTTTTGGGGACATCGGTCATGTCGATAATTTCTATAGATTCCCGCTCAAAAAGGGTTCCCAGGGTGGTGCTCCACCAGTCACCCTCCTCCAGTCTGCGCCTTTCTATAGGGTCAAGGGCTTGCAGGGCCTGACGGTATGAGGTCGCATCAATCCCGGGGTTGTCGGTAAGTTTGCTGGGTACAAATATTCTTCCATCACCAATCCCCTCAACTATGAATCGCTGTCTAACCCAGTTGGGAGCAGGGTTTGAGGCGCACCTCATTCTTAGGGGAACCTCGGAAAGAGGACCACTTGCTGGTCGACGTAGACGAGAGAACATGTACCTATAGTCGGCTTCTCTGATTTCGGTGACCTCGTCCATCCCGATGAATTGGAATTCCGAACCTTTGTATCTGAGGTAATCGTTTTGGTTGTTCAGATAACCAAAAGAAATTCTTGCCCCTGATGGGAAAGTGGCGACGAAGCTATTGTTGTTCCAGTGAACATCGTCGTAAAGATTTATCCAGCTTTTAAATCTGTCCATCAAAGCTCCGGGCAGGGATAAGTCAGCAAAAGTACGTCTGAATAGAATTGCAGAATAACTCGGTATGTCTACATATTGAAGGGCGGACATAAGAAGAGCAGACGACTTGCCACCCCCTGCTGCTCCACCAAAAAGTGCTTCGAGGGCATTTGTGCGGAGAAACACCTTTTGAGTGATGGATGGTTCTTCGGGACAGAAAGGCGGAACGCGCGGCTGAAGATAGTCGAGTATCTTGCTCCATTTTTCTTCTTCGTTGTCACTCATCAATACCACGCCTTAATACTGCAGCCCACTCCAGTAGGCTAGTGTATAGCACATGCCAAAACTTATAGAAATTGTCCGAGCAAAGATGACTCGGGCGTTGTTCGCTTATATTTTCATGCTTTCATTTATACTATTAACCAGTATTGGCGCTGCGTTAATATACCCCCCTGCCGGCTTGCTGGTGGCGGGAACATCGTGTGGTCTTTTTGGCTACCTCCTAGGTCGTGAGTAGGGAATATGGCTTGGAATTCTCCGGTAAATAAATCTCTTGCTAATGAGAGCAAGAAAGAAATAGGCCCAGGAGCACCGGTAGCGACAAACCCTGGTTTGACTGGTAGGGCTTACCGAGATTCGTGGGATATTGAACGTGCCTATCGAGAAGGGATGCAGAAGGTCACATGGGTGGCACGATGCATTGACGCAATAGCTGGCAACCAAGCAAGATTGCCAATAATCCTAAGAAAAGACAACTCTCCAGACGGAGAGATTCTTTCTAAGAAGGCCTCCAACGATTCTGAGTTGATGGAGATTCTTAATACAAAGTCAAACATTGGAGAGAACTCTTTCATCTTTAGGTACAGACTTTCTTCCCAGATACTTTTGGGAACCCGTGGAGCCTTTATCGAAAAAGTAAGAGGACGCGATGGAGGAATAGTCGGGCTAAACCTTTTGCCTGCTCAATCAACTGCACCCATCCCGGATGCAAAGAAATTTGTTTCAGGTTATGAAGTAACGATGCCATATGGCCAGAAAGTAATCCTGAAGCCAGAAGACGTTACATGGATTCGAAGACCGCACCCGCTCGACCCATACCTCTCCCTTACTCCGCTTGAAGCGTGTGGAGTAGCTGTAGAAATAGAAAATCTAGCCAAGCTTTACAACAGGAACTACCTGCTAAATGACGGCAGACCTGGCGGGTTGCTTGTGTTGCGCGGAGAAATAGATGACGACGACAAGGAAGAACTACGCAGCAGATTCAGGGGCAATCTATCGCGCGCGGGATACACATCTGTTATTTCGTCGGACGATGGAGTTGACTACGTAGACACATCAGCAAACCCAAGAGATGCTGCATACATACAGATGAGACAGTTGACCAAGGAGGAAATTCTTGCATCATTCGGAGTACCAGAATCAGTCATTGGCAACGCCTCGGGAAGGACGTTTAGCAACGCTTCGGAGGAAATTCGTGTCTTTTGGATGGAAACGATGCTTCCCCATCTGGAGATTCTTTCACGGGGTCTAGATGAGCTGGACGACAAGAACTACGTAGATTTCGATACGAGCGAAGTTCCAATTTTGATGCTCTACAAGCAGGAGCGCCACCGCTACTTAATGGACGAATTTCAAAATGGTCTGATAAGCAACAATGAATACAGAACTCAGTCTGGAAGAAAAGAAACAGAATCTGACCTTGCTGATTCTTTGCTTTTAAATCCGAACCTTATTCCGATTGCAAACACAAAAAAGAAAATGGAAGACAAGGCAACCGCAAACGTTCCGGGTGCCGCAGGAATGCCAGGAATGCCAGGAATGCCACCAGGCGCTCCAGGAATGCCAGGAATGCCGGGAATGCCACCAGGCCCAGAGCAGGCAATTCCGGGAGTTGGCGGTCAGCCCCTTGACCCGAATACAATGGCCGGAGCGATGGCAGAGGTCGCAGGACAGGGCGGTGGAGAACTTGCTCAAACGCCAATACCAGGAATGCCTACACCCCCTCAGCCCGAAGCAATGCCGGCAGGCATGTCAACCGGCATGGAGCCCATGCCAGCAGGCGCTGCATCCGCAGAGAGCCAAGACATTCAGACAAAGTCAGAGCAAGAGCTGGAAATGCAGAGATGGGAAGAAATTCTCTACCGCAGTATTGAGAGGGTTCTTGAAAGACAGCAGCGTGTAGTACTGGAAAAGTCAAGTGGGGCAAAAGCGAAAAAAGCCCTAGTTGCTGGGACTCTAGACATACCATCAATACTTCAGTCCGAAACATGGGATAGACAGTTCGAAGACGACATCAAACCTGTGATAACAGCAATCATCAAGGAATCCCAAGCTGCATCTGGTTCAAAGATTTCCAAGAAGTCAGCGAAAAATCATCTGATTGATTCCGACGTGGTCGCACAGGTTGAATCACAGATGGAAAGAATTAAGTCTATTAACACGGAAATGTCATCTGAAATCACGAACATCATGCTCGCATCTCTCTCAATCCAAGGCGAAGACCAGCGCGCGAGCGCCTTTAGGTCAAATATCGTCTCTTTGTACACAAATCTCTTCGGAAAGAGACTTCCAGAGCTTGCTGAGGACGAAACAAGACGCGCTTGGGTGTTCGGTCAATACTTGACAAGGTAGTTTTAGTAAATAGTTTACTAAAAACATTGCAAAAAGACCAAAACTTCCCACGAACTAACTCTTTTGTCGTTTATTATCTTTCTTTGACAAAGGAGTCTCATGTCAAAATCCTCGGCAAACCCTGCAATTCAGTACAAAGCTGCCACTCAGGGTGCTATAAATCTTGACGAAGCCAAGGGCATAGTCGAATGCTTCGTAGCCGGAATTGGTAACAAGGACTCGGTCGGCGACGTTTGTGCGCCAGGTGCGTTCTCGAAGAGCCTGATGCGCCGGAAGCCAAGAGTCGTGTGGGGACACAACTGGAACGACCCAATCGGCAAAGTTCTTGAAATATACGAGGTACCACCGAACGACCCTCGCCTTCCAGGAAAGATGCGCTCGGCCGGCATCGGTGGACTTTATGCACGAGTTCAGTTCAACCTTATGTCAGAAAAGGGAAAAGAAGCGTTTGCGAGCGTTGCTTTTTTTGGTGAGGAACAAGAATGGTCTATTGGTTATAAAACAATTAATGCCAAGTTCGACCAGCAGATGCAGGCAAACGTCTTGTACGAAGTTGAACTTTATGAAGTGAGCCCTGTTCTCCATGGAGCAAACCAACTCACAGGAACAATTTCTGTTAAGTCAGACGAAAACTCTGCCGTCGCCGTTATGGAAAGAGCTGTTAGCTCAATAGCGGACATCGGAAATGCCAATTCTTCAGAACTGAAAGAAGTTCTAGATGCGCTGAAGAAAATAGCTTCGTCTGTATCGGAGGACGAGAAGTGCGGACCAGGCATGCCACACATGCAAAGACCAGCGACGCCTTCCGGAATGCCTTCTGCACCAGCAACAGGACCAGCTCCACGTTCGGTTGTAAAACCAACTAGACCGTCTATCCCGGAAAACCCAATGGTCGTAGCGCTTCGCAGGGAGCTTGTTGCACGAACAGGTTCTAACATTATCGTTAGGTCAGCGGGTGACAATGTTGTTGTGTTTGACCGCGTGATGAGTGATGGAACTGCGTCTACATACAGGCTCGCTTATCATTACGCAAGTGGCGAGTTCATGTTCGGCAAGCCGGAAAAAGTTAGTGCCCAGACCGTCTACACACCAGAGACTCCTGGAGCATCTGGAGATGCATACTGGGGCGATGACTACTCCGAAATGCCTAAGTCTCTAGGATTCGATGAATTCTGGGGTTCAGGGTTCGGAAGTGAAATCAACTTCCAGGCAGATACAGGAAATGCTTTGATGGGGGTGATAGAGAGCCTTCAGCAAATAATTGATGAAAAGTCCGAATATGTAATACCGGTCGAACCGACAGAGGCCTTTGAGTTCAAGCAGATGATTGACCCAGTGCTTGAGTACTACAAAGCAGATGCGAGAGTAACTGAGGAGGGGATTGTAGTTAAGTCGGCACACAATCCAGAGCTAATTGAAGCTCTTGATGTCGCGACTAAGTCCGTACTGGGAAAAATCCGAAGGGGCATTGGCGCTGGAAGGCGTCTTGATGCTCCAAATATTGGCGGAGGAAAGGGTCGCAGTAGAGCGGCTAGAGCAATCGGCGCTGCTACTGGTGGTGTAGCTGGAAATCTAGACCCGTCCAAGATTTCAATGAATGACCCAGATGGTGACGGCTGGGCAAAAGAAGGCTCAAAAAATCCAGTGTGGGTTGGCTTTAAGAAAGCTACACAAAAACTTACTGGTGGTGGCAAAAAGAAGCCATCAAAAGATGAGCAAAGAGCTCGTTCTGCGGTAAACGCAGACAGACCTGGTCCGCCACGTCCAGGCACACAGAGAGCATGGGACGCCCCATCGGTGCCTGCACCGCCACGTCCAAGCAGGGTCACGTTGACCGACGACGCCGGCGCAAGACTGCGCGAAGCAAGCCGTCAGCGGGCAAGAGAGCTCGGCTTTGATAGAAGCGTTGACCCAGCACCGCCACGCCCTCGAAAGAAACTCACTAACCAGGTAACAAGAGCTCCTCGTCCTGGTGATGGGGGTAGAAAACCGTCTGGTGAATCGATAGCCAACGCAATACGGCGTGAAACATCCGCATCAAGCCCTGTCCTGGGTCAGCAGCTAGCCAACGATATATCTAAGTACGGCTACCCAGAAGAAATGTCAACCGATGATTTGATTAGAACCGTCGCTGATTTCAGAAGAGAGCTGACTTCAGCAAGAAGAGATTTTGAAAAACTCCAATCGGACAGGTTCTCCGGAAAAGATGTTCCTTCAATGGAAATCAAGAAGGCAAGACAGCGTATTGATTCGCTTCGCCAAAGAGCATCCGTATACTCCTCGGAAATTTCAAAACGTGACAAAGTAAAAGGCAACGACAGATTCTCTTCAGGGAAAGCGGTAACTCCAGAAGCAAAGCGCATGAGAAGACATGCCCCAATTGGAACTACCGGTGAATTTGACCTTCCGGAAGAAATAGCTGCAAGAGAAAAACACGAAGCATTTGTAGAGGAATTCAAAAAGCAAAACGGTTTTTGGCGCGATATCCCAAGAGCCGGAACAGTGAACTCCATGAACACTTCAGAAGAATGGCAGCGCGCTCGGGAAATTTCTCACAACGTAGCAATTCGGGAATGGGAAGAGACAGAGTTAAACAGAAGACCAAAAGATTTTAGCGAAAAAGCAAGAGCATCCGTCGACTATCTGACATGGTACGGAAACTTCGCGAAGAGAATGGGTGGCTACCTCGATAGGGAAGAGGCAAGCGAAAACATTACTGACGACGAGCTAAGCGGCGCAAGGGCTGCAGTACTTGAAGTACTTGCTGAAAAGAGAGCCGTACCAGGTTCGAGAGAAGCTCTATCAAACCTAGAAAAAATGATGGATGATGCTGGATTCGGCCCTAATGGTCGCCACGAGACACCATGGGGCGGAAGAAAGAGAACATCTGTTACGGGATTCTCTTCTGGGAGAACAATAGATAGAAATGTCATGAAGTCTTTGAAAGACGACGGATTGGCGCTAGATGACGACGATGTCGTTGCTATTTTGCTTCCCAACTCAGGGCTTATTGTCCACAAAACTCTCACTGCTCGCAAAGATGACAGTTCCCTAAACTGGAAAAACATTCTTGGCGACAGCAAGGTAGAGCCAAAGGACCCGACTTCGCCAAGGGCAATGATTCGTCTAGATGCTGAGGGCTTCCAAAAACTAAGCGATGCCATGGACGCGGCAAACTCTGAGTTCGTACCTGGACAGCTTTTGCCGCCACACATCGGAACGATAAAAGATAAAGATTTCCCATACTCTTATCCACCATCTACAAGATTCTCATCTGGCAGTAAATATGCACCAGAAATAGAGGACGAGCTGTGGCTCGACTCTGAACTGGGCGGCAACAGAGCGGCAGACAGAATTAATACCGAAAACGTCGATATGGAGATAGTTCCATCTTCCGACATAGGCCTTGATGGGCCAGATGCGGGAGCATGGACTGTTGTAGGTATGTACCGAGGGGAAGATTATGGCTCCGTCGACTATATCTACGAGACAGATACCTTTGATTCTGTAGAAGAAGCAAGACGATTCATAGAAACATATGACAGGTTGATAGAGGAAGAAATTAGACCTGGAGACCCAGAGTTCTTCCTTGACATAAATAATTACAATAGAAGCAACAAAATATCCCTTGATGATGACCTTGACTCTGCCATAGACAAAGCAGTGCAAACTAGGAAGGATAGAGAGAATGCTCCGTATGACTACGGCAGCCTTATTTCTTCTCTTCTTTCTGATAGGGCACTAAATGTTTTTGGTGATGGGGAATCACGGTTCTCTTCTGGGCGCAACAAGGCAGAAAGACGCCAAGACGTCAAGAGGGTCATGGCTACCAACATGGCAGATAGGAAAGTAAACCTAGGGATACTTTCTCGTCGCATGAAGGGAGAAACCCTGGACGAGGTTGGTAGGGCATACGGTCTAGATAGAGGAACCGTTCGCCAAATGGAGATGCGGGAAATGAAGCGCCTCAGAGATGGTGCAACTCCAAGCGAGATACTCGCCTACAGAATGGAAGGACTCACCCTCGACGATATGAGCAGAATGCTCGGAATGTCTCGTGAAGATGTAAGAAGAATTGAGTCTAGAGAAATAGCACGCATGAGGCTCGACGGGCGCGATGGAAGCGACGCAATATTCGAGGGACGCAAAGCTGGATTGAGTCGCGAATCAATAGAGAGGATAACCGGCCTATCTGCAGACGACATAGAGACAAAAGAGAGAAAAGGATTCGAGAGAGCCGTAACTCGCGAAGATGTTTCTTATCAAATATTTGACAAGTATGTAACAAACTTTGGCGAAGATGAACTAACCGATGCAGAACTCGCAGAGGAGCTGGGAGTTAGTGAAAGAATTGTTTCCGAGGTGCGCGCAGGAGCAAATAAGAACATACTCGACGCCCGTCGCGACATGGATGAATACTACAGAAGCCTTCCGGAACCAACTGATGAAGAGCTTCAAGCAGAGGCCAATTACTACGCAGATAACTTCGCTAGAGAGCAGGGTTTCAGTTCCTACGGCGAATATGAGGAGTACCTCTCCAGTGTGGGCAAAGAAGAAGGCGGAGCAAGGCTGTCTTCTGGATTAGTTCGTCAAATGACTATCGAAAATCCACTACTAATAGGAACGCTTGCTGGTATTGCTAGCTCTAAGATTCAGAGAAGAAGAAGAGAAAGACTCGACGAGGATGAAGAATATCTCGACGACGATGACAACGACGAGAGATTTTCTTCCGGTGCAGGCAAGAGCAGCCTTACGCCCAGCCAAAAGGTTGGCCAAAGGGTGTTTGATGAAGCATCCAAGATAGCCAAAGAAGATAAGAAAGACATTTTCGACACAATGGATGCACTCATCTTTGATGAGCGCTTCGATTCCGTTAACCGTGGGGAAAAGCTCGACACAAATGAGATGTATGCTCATATCAATGCCCTTCTTTACCCGGAGGGTGCTAAAGAAAGCAAGAAGCGCAGACTCTGGAGAAGAGAAAGACTCTCCTCTGGCGGCTCTTCTAGCGAGATACGTAAAAAGAAGCGCGCAAAAATAAAGCAGAAGGCATGGTCGGAAGAAGACCTCCAAAGATTCCGCGATAGAAACATACTCAAAGCCAAGACACGCCCAGGAAAACGCAAGAACGGCCCATCTGCAGAAGAGTTTTCTTCTGGAAGAAAGAGGATAGACACCGCTGGAAGTTCAGCGCTGACTGGAGCATTCTATGATGCCGACAACGAAAGACTTGTTGTCGGGTTCAACAAGGGTGGCGTCTATGCGTATGACGGAGTAACCCCAGGAGACATAGAAGAGTTGCACAATGCCGAAAGCAAGGGTGCAGCTATGGCTTCAATCAAGAAGAAATACAAGGGCGTAAGGCTGTCTGAAGCAGACGACAGCCTAAAAGCAACTAAGCAGGGCGACGAGTGGGTCGTTAACCCAGATAATGAAACAACATATTCAATATCCGAAGACGGCGGTGAATTCTTTGTTTTAAGAACAACTGGAAGTTACGCACGTGATGGTGGACAGTCTGGCGATGAGTACTACCACCCAGAGTCTTTCAAGAATATGGACTCTGCGATGAAGTGGGTAGAGCAGGACTTCTTGCCGTCAATTACTCCAGAGCCGTGGGACGAGGACGACTACGACGTAGACAGATTCTCGTCAGGTGGACCAGTTCGTGCCGCAAATCTTATGCAGTTTGACACTCGTAGAAGCAGACGCGCTAGCAACATGACATATGACCCGCAGGATGGTCGTGTTGGTGTTACCTACAACGACGGTAGTGAACGGTTTTTCTCAGAGGTCCCATACGAAGCAGCAAGTTCTGCTGGTAACCCAGCAAAAGATATAGACGATTTTATCGATGACCTGGAAAAAGGAAAAGTTGGCAGAGAGGGCGGAAGATTTAGCTCTGGTGCTGGCTCGGTGCCAAGAACTGATTGGGACTATTCATATCAGAAGTTCCCGCCAACAGAAGAGCAGGCAGTCATTGCAGATGCGGTAGCAACTGGTGAGAACGTGATTGTAAGAGCATTTGCCGGTACTGGTAAAACTTCTACTCTTGTAACGATTGCTGAAAGACTAAAGCGTCAAGACCCGAAGAAGAGAATCGTCTACATGGCGTTCAACAAGGACATTCAGCTTGAAGCTGAGGGCAGATTCCCTGGGAATACAGAGTCTCGAACTGGTGACTCAATCTCCTGGAACTGGGTCAAGCAGACGATGGGTAAAGCTTTCACTGACAGAATGGGCAGTAACGCACCTGAAAGAGTTAAATCCAAGGGGACGCGCAACAAAGATATATCTGTTCATTTCAAGATTAAGCAGATGGAACATCCAGATGGTCTTAAAGACTCAACAACAGGAAGCCCTGTAGTTCTTGATGCGGTTGACGTAACAAAACTTGTAAGAGAGGCTGTTAAGCAGTTCCTTATCTCGGAAGATGATGAAATAGGCGCGCAGCACTTCAAGACAATCCAGAATGTTCCGCCCGTTCTGTTGGGTCACGCAAAAGCTATTTGGGATGACATGAACGACCCAGATGGCGTAATGAAGCTCGACAACTCAGTTTTCACAAAGATGTGGGCCCTATCGAGACCGCAGCTCAGCGAAGGTGTTGGACTATTTAAAGGAAAGCCGTCCGTAATATTCTTTGACGAAGCTCAGGACATCAACCCAGTAATGGCAAGAGTTATGCGCGAGCAGAACATCCAAGTCGTATTCGTTGGAGACAGCTACCAGGCTATTTACGGATTCCGTGGAGCATCGGACAGTCTAGAAAAAGCGGAAGCCGCATACGACCTTCCGCTCACTGGCTCATGGAGATTTGACAGCAAAATAGCTGGATATGCAAACAGATTCCTAGCATACATGGGTTCAAAAAACAGAATTCGTGGAGTCGGCAAGCCAGGCAATGGCGTTGTTGAACCAGAGTCGATGGTTGACCCAGATGCAATCTTGACAAGAAGCAACGGCGGAGCGCTCCGTGCAGTTGTGGAGCAAATACAGCTTGGCAGAACTGTAGGAACTTCTGAGAACTTCAAGAAGGACCTAACGAGATTTGCGTGGCACGCAGTAATGCTCAAGGCTGGTAAACAAGTAAAAAATCCACATGAGGAGCTAGAAGAATTCTCTTCATGGAAAGAGGTTCAGGATGCAGCCAGCGCCGAGGATGCAAGCCCGCGACTGAGAATGCTTGTGCAGCTATTCAATGACACGCCAAACATTATCGACATACTAGACCAGGTCGTTGTTGGGGGCAAGCTCAAGGGGGAGTCCGGTGGCGGCTCCGGCAAGAGAATTCTGCCGAGCGAAATAACAGATGGCTTTGAGATGTCTATAGACCCAGGCAGCATGGGTAAATGGGCAGGAGATAAGAAAACGCAGGTTTTGTATAAGAACGGAAAGCTGTTCTTGCAACTCCCATACACCAAATACCCTTCATCTGATTCGGATGCAAAGTTTGAGTGGCAAAAGCAAAATTTAAATCCGATAGGTAAAGTCCAAAAAGGTAAACCGGACGAAACAAATGGCAAATATGCAATCTGGGTTGACGCAACTCCAGAACAGGCAGCAGAGTTACTCTCTGGCATAACTTCAGGTGATGCTCAAGAAGTTGACGTCATGGTAATGACGGCACACAGGTCAAAAGGTCTTGAATTTGGGAGAGTTCGGCTTTATGGAGATTTCCCAAGACCAAGACTCAACAAGAAGACCAACGAGATGGAGTACCCATCACCAGAGGAGCAGAGACTTCAGTATGTTGCGTCTACGAGAGCAATACGCGAACTAGACCCAGGCCCTACAGACTGGATATACGGGGAAACATCAGAAGACGATGAAAGCCCAGATGTACCGGGTGGTTTCTCGTCTGGTGCAAGAGGCAACCCGATACCAAGCGCTATTGGTAAGGATATGGTCCTAGAAGATGGCGGAACACTTGAAGACAATATGTTCAAGGGCACATACATCGCCGACTTTAATGGTGGAAAGATGGTCATCCAGCCAGCTGGAAGAGATTCGTGGGCTGTTTACCGTGCCGACTTCAGTGGTGGAGAAGATGGACCTTCTTACAGTTTCAGTTACGGACCGCCATCCGACGATGCAGAGTTTGGCTCACTGGCAGATGCGTACGAACATGTCCTGAACTACGTCAAGGAAAACGATATTTCTCTGGACTCTCTGGATGGCACTAGACGGTCAAAAGGTAGCGAGTCTTTCTCTGAGGCAAAAATTTCCAATTCAGATTCTGGAATTGCACAGAGATTTAGCTCTGGCCGCAAAGATGCGGATAAGAGACTTAAAGAAGCAAGAAAGTCTTCATCTAAGAAAGGCGACAAAGCAGAAGGCAAAGATTCGCGCCTAGATAGAGCAGTAGATGCTTACCTGAATTATGTGTTCGGCGCAAATCAATCATCTCGTCTTTCTTCGGGACGCAGTCAGGAAAACAATGGCGTAAGCAAGCGTGATGCTGAAGACGTTGAAATCTTGGCTAACTATTACATGAATTCATATGGAGGATATGACGACGAGCTCGGGGACTGGCTAGACAGCAATCCAGGAAAGACAGAGAACGACTACATCTCCAGCCAGGAATTCTCGGAGAGAGTCGATGAGATGGAAAACGTTATGGCCGACGCTGGAGACAGTATGGCTGAAAACCGTCTTGATGAATATGCAAACCGCAGATTAGGTTCTGGGGCTAACTCAGAAAGACCATCAGACGAAGATATCTACAATCTTAGAATGTCCGGCCCAACTCTTGAAGAGGTTGGCGAGCAGTACGGAATGACCCGCCAGGAAGTTCGAGCTGCCGAAATGCGCCACATAAGAAGAATGCGTGATGAAGGTTTTGAGTCAACTGGGACACCAACTTCGAGAAGAGAGCGTCGCTTGTCTTCTGGCGCTAACAGAGGAGGGATAAAAAGGTCGACAAACTCTGGAGTAGCGAGAAAAGATGGGAAGGTTGTCCTTGCGAGAAGAACCGAAGTCTCACAAGGTTGGACTGGTGCCCCAGAAGAATATCTGAAGCCAGATGATGACTTTTTTGATGCAGAATCAGCATCAAGAATACTCAACAACCCCCTAGAGAGCTATAACGACCAAACCGGATGGCCGGTTCCGGCGAAAGAATTCTTCCAAAGTCTTGTTCTAGGCAGACCAGGCCAAGACGTAGATGTCATGGATGAAGACGGGAAATTCACCACAGATGGACGTCTTAGAATCAAGAGTCTATTAACCGGCTCTGAGGCTGCAAAAGAGAAGTTTATAGACAGAATCGAATCTGGCGAAGTTTCTCATATGCAAGCAGTATCCGCAATGACTCTGCTTGAAAAAATCGGCATGAACGTCGGGGATGCTTCTGACCACATGTTCGAGACATTCGGATTCAAGTCGGCACCAGTTTGGGTTTCTGGCTTGGATGCAAGAGACCCGGACTACGACCTAATTAGGGGTGAAGTTAACTGGTCCCCGCTAACAGAAGAACAGTGGGTTGATGAAATCAAGCAGGCCTATGTAGACAACGCCAACATAAGTCAGTACGCAAAGAACAGAAGAGACTGGGTAACCAGAAATAAGGGCAAGTCAGAGAAAGATTATGAGGCGAGCCCTGAGTTTTTGCAAGACGCAAAACGGGCATATCTCTACAACAAGGGAGTTATGGGCCCTGCCGAAGTATATTCTCACCCATACTCACATTTCTATGCAATGAGAGAAGACCAGAGAGATGCAGTAAAGAAGAACTGGCTTTCTCAGAACCCAGGAAAGACAGACGCTGACTACGACGAGGCGATGTCATGGGGTGGCGAAGGCGACCCAGACCTATCTCCTTTAGTTGGTGGATGGGGTTTTGGGGACCCACGAAAAGCCGCGTCAACAACTCTACAACCAGAAGCTGGCTCTCCGACTAAGAGGCCAGTATCACCTCAGCCATCGTCTTCGACTAAGTCTTCGCTATCTCCAGACACAACCAGAAGGCTATTCAAGGCGTTCAAGAGAGATGTAATACTTTCTGCTGCCGGAATAAATGAAGGAACAAACAGAGAAAAAGCAAAGAAACTCTCTGAGCTTGTCGGGTTTGACATCAATGAAGAGACATTCGACAGATACAGAAAAGACGGCGTATCCCCACGTGTGGTAATAGAATTACTACGTAAAGGCCATATCAAAAACTTAAGTGGCATAGGTAATGCTGACCGGGCAAACGACGACCTCAATGCGCTGGTTCGAGAGGCGAATAAATCCGTCTTTGTATCTACGGCTTTTGGAAGAATCAGAGAGGCGGCCAGGGCGGCAGGTCTTTCTGACGAATCTTTCGGAAGAAGCCTATGGAAAATGCTTAGCAAGGACCACGAAGTACACGTATTTGGCAAAGGTGACAGAGGTGTTCCAAGAAGCGGAATGGCAGATGGCGGAATACCAGCGACGTTCAACTTGAGCAAACTTGACCTACTAGGAGAGAGTGAACTAACAACTCTCGTTGATGGTCTAAACAAGATGGCCGAATCTGAAGGCTCTTCGGCAAGATTCTCCATAGATGAGATATTCCCAAGAGACGGTGACGCATTCGCTGACCCATTCGGTGAGTCGAAGATAAGAATGAGCAGCGGTGCTTCTCCGGTAAAGGGTCAACGCTTTGTAGCCAAGCCCAAGGAAAACAGATTGACTGCTGCAGCCAGGGAGACAGCAGAAATGCGCTTCTCCTCCGCAGCTAGACCTACGTACAGAACAGCCGGGGGTGGCATAGACAAAGATGCTATGTCTGCCGACATCGACGATGCAATACGCGGTCCAAGACTTGGTGCTGTCGCCATAACTACCGCCAACGCAGACAACGTTGGCAGAGAACAGATTGACAACCTTGCAAGAGCAATAACACTGCGTCAACACATAGCCGACATGTTCCCAAGCGTTGTTAACGATAGAACTGGTGTCTCCTACGATATAGAGCCACTACTTATCGAACAAGGGCTAGACCCCAAGGACGCGGAAAAGCTCACTGACCTGGTTAATGACCTTGATGACTACATCGATGGCATCGTCGGGCAGTTCGAAGAAGAGGGAGACAAGCTCGAATCTGGACTGCGCCGCATGAACGACATGCTTGATGAAGTTGAAAGTCTTCGCAAGTACAGAAAAGAAACAATCGAGAAGTATGGCGAAGATGATGCAAGAAACCTGGTAGCAAGACTTGACGACAAAATCAACAAGCTAACAACTTCAATAGACGAGGAATACCAGGCGACAATCGGCAGCAATAGAACAAATATGGCAAAACTCAGAGATGAGGCGCTTGCTCTTGTTGATGACAACCCCGGATTTGAAAAGCCCAAAGCTGGGTCAGACGGTCCTCGCCTATCTAGTGGTGCGAACTCACTTTCATCGAAGCTTATAGCCCTTGAAATGTCGATGGGGCGCTCTGCTGAGGGCGGTCTTCCCAAGTACACCCCTGTTAGCAAGATTGACTTCAATGTTCCATCTGGAACAAGACTTTCTTCTGGTAAAGCGGACGAATGGTACGAAAACCTAACCGCAAAGTTGATTGAACAAATAGAAAAAGTTCAGGCATCAGGTGGAGACACGTGGCAGTTCCCTTGGCACAGAACAACTTCCATGCCGAAGAACGGGATATCGAACCACGTATTCAGCGGCATGAACCCATTTGTTTTGATGCTTTCAGCAGATGAAAAGGGCTATACCAGCAACAAATGGGCCACATATAACCAGTGGCAAAGCGTTGGTGGTCAGGTAAGAAAAGGCGAAAAAGGTACACAAATTCTGGCCCCAGTTTTCAAAAAGGTAAAAGACCCAGATACCGGCAAAGAGGAAACAAAACTAGTCAACTGGAGAACCTATTCGGTATTCAACCTTGAACAAATTGAAGGCATAAACCCAGACGACTATAAAGACGACCCGAAAGAGCTTCTCGACGAAGCGGCGCGTGTAGAGAAGGTTGACAAGGCCTTCTCTGCGGTTGGGGCAGAAATAGAAACGGGTGATGGCTCAAGCGCACATTACAGCCCATCAAAAGACAAGGTAGTTATGCCTCCTTTTGCCTACTTCAAGACACCAGAGGGCTACTATGCGACTCTCGGTCATGAGTTGGTCCACTGGACCGGGCATACATCCAGACTAGATAGACCCAATATGAACCGCTTTGGGACGCCGGAGTACGCACGGGAGGAATTGGTTGCAGAATTAGGAGCAGCATTCCTAATGGCAAACTTCGGACTCTCTGCAGAGCCTAGAGAAGACCATGCCCACTATCTGGCCAACTGGCTCAAGGTTCTGCGCGAAGAGCCCAAAGCCCTCCAAGAGGCAGCTAGAGAAGCGCAAAAAGCTTCAAAACTGCTTATCGAAAAGATGAGGCAAGTGCTGGAAGATGCAGGCGTAGCGGAAGAGACCATCGAAGATGTGGTCGAAGAAAAAACCGCAAAGGTAGGAATGTTTTCTGGGTCAGAGAGTAATTCTCTACTACAAGTAGCAGGGGCTCTCCCCGCCTACCTCCGCATGGAAGTTGAGGCAGCAATTAAAAGCACCGCCTCAGAAGAGGTTCTATCAACTAAGGTTATTAACAGAATTTCAAAAACAATTGAACTTCTAGAGACATTCTCGAAGCAAAAAGGTATTTGACATCAGCGGATATACGCCGCAATACATACTCAAATGATAGTTTAGAGTATAATTTTACGGCACGGACAATATAGGAGACCGTCTTTTATGGACAAAGAAATGCAGAACGCCCTAAGTATTGACGCCGACGGCAATATACTCAAATGCGCCAAGGGTGCCGACGCTTCTGCCTGCGGTTTCGAGGCTGGCTCAAAGATTTGTGGCAAATGTGGCGCTATTCCTACTCAGGTAAAAATTGTGCCCGTTGACGACGAGGAAATGGACGAAGAAGAAGAAATGACCGACGAAATGCCTGAAGAAGGCATGACGGACGAAGAGATGCCAGAAGAAGAAGAAATGCCGGAGGACGAAGAGGAAGAGGAAGAGGAAGAATCCGATTCCGAAGACGAAGAGTCCATGGACGAAGAGAAGACGGCGTATTACAAAACTTACGGGTACGACAAGTACGTAAAGAAGTATGGCAAGAAGCCTTGGATGCCAGACATGGAAGATGATGAAGAGGACATGGAAGAATCCATGGACGAAAAAATGATGTCATCCAACAGCGGCAGCTCTCCGCGAAAGCAGAGAAGAATGGACCGCATGAAGGGCATGGACGAAGAGATGCCCGAAGACGAAGACATGGACGAAGAAATGCCAGAAGACGAAGAGCTCGATGACGAGGAAGAGATGAAAGGCGCAATGGACCGCGCCTACAAGCGTCGCCTTGTTTCACTGGGCGTCAAGTCTGCTGACGTTGGTTCTTCCGGTTACCTGTGCGCCATCGACCGCAAGGCATATGCTGGCCATGTTCCTGTATGCGATAACTGTGAAGGCGGATGCGTTTCCGAAAAGGGAATGCCAGGCCTAATTCACGTAGAGGGAATGGCAGAAGAACTGATTGACGGTTCTGTTGTTGCATCTGGATATGCAGTGGCTAATGACACCTTTGTAGTTGACGTACAGAAAAAGTCAGGAAAGACATACGAAGTTTTCTACGAAGGCTCGACTGGTGAGCTTCTTGGCTTCCATAAGCTCGAAGACACTCTCAGCATCAAGTCTGCGCTTGATGACCTCAGAGTTATAACTCTGTTTGAGGCCGCCGACATTGCCGTCAAGGCAATAGATGGACACATCGTTGGAGTTGAGGCAGATTCTTTCGAAGGAATAGATGCTTTTGCTGTTGAGGTCGACGGCTTTGACGGCAAGTCATACGATGTTTTTGTTTCACTGGACGGGGAAGTCCTCGGTTACGACAAGTACGAGATGGACGAAGCCGAAGAGATAGAAGCAGAAGCTGCAGAGATTGCCCTCAAGCGTGCGTTTAGTGACGACAAGAGAGAGGCTATGGCTAAAGAGGGAACCGCGATGGCGGATGGCTCCTACCCAATAGCAGGCGAAGAGGACCTAAAGAACGCAATTCAGGCATTTGGCAGAGCGAAGGACAAAGAAGCAACAAAACGTCACATCATGAAGCGGGCAAAGGAAATGGGCAAAGAAAACCTAATTCCAGCCAACTGGGTAATGGGCGGAGATTCAGAAAAGAAGTCTTCCGAAGTTGACGCAGAGCTGATGGCCTCACTAATTGAGTTCGAGCTTCTTCAGGCCGAAACAGAAATCAACTAAAGAAAGCGGACCCCAAATGGCGGGTACGTTTACACACAAGACAAGGACGCTGGTATCGCCACGACTTGTTTCCCCACTTGCCGGAAGAAAAGACTTTATAGAAGCTGCCGAGGTATTCAGGCTATCTATTGGCGTGACTTCCAAATCAAACGTCCTAGACCCACACATGGCGGTAAAGGCCGCAATGGCTGGAGGAATGACCAGCCCTGGACAGGCAGACGATAAAAAACGCGCCAATAAGGGCGGCCCACCTGGCATGAAACATGAAGGCGATGGATATCGCTACATGCCTAATGAAGTTGCCGGACCGGGGAAATCTTTATATCTTTTCCCGTCTTATGAAACCAGAAACTCGTCGAAAATGGAACCCAACTTTGGTTTCCTAGACACAGCTAAGCCCGTCTCTGTTGATGAGATGAAAAAGAAGCTTGCTGAATCTCCACGAATAAGAATGGAGAAGTACAAGATAAACCCCAGAAACGGGGAAAAAATAGATGGCTCAGAAAAGCCAATGGACCCTCTTTACTTCAACAGGGAGCTTCCTGCAGAAAGAAACCCAGACCTGGACGGTGTTGAGGAGAAAAGTCTCGGCGAATCACTAGGTAGAGCAGCTCGCGGAAGCAGTCTCGTCGGCAGAGTAGCTCAAGGGATAGGAATAGTTTTTGACGAGCTAGGCAAAATGCGTTGCCCTCCTGGAACTCCGGCTGCAAATCAATTTACTGACGCAAATGGCTCAAATTGTTTTGGCGTAAGCCTGCCCAAACTCGTTGGGAAACTGGTAGAGCTAGCTAGGGAAGCAGCACCAGAAGGTGACGAAAGAAGAAGCGTCAAAGGAATACAAAAAAAGATTGCCAATCTAATTTTTGACTTTGACAACAGCCGCTTTGGCAGAGTCTCGTGGTACGACGAAAACGGAAAGCGAATGGGCTTCGGCGAGTACAGAAAGTACCGCGAAAAAGGTGGTGTTGCGGAAGGCGAAAGATGGTTCGTCAATGCAATGGTCAGGGCCGAAGAGGAGTTCCGTCGCCAGGGCGAGCGCGTAAAAGAACTACAGGACAGACTGGGAATAGATTCGTCAGACGATAAACGAGCAACAAACGCTGACCTAGTAGAGACGATAGAAAAGCTTAGAGAAAACGGCGTAATCAATACTGTAATAAGAAACAGGGATACGCCAGAGATAGTCGAAGCGCGAATAAAAGCAAGATTAGAAGCAGACCCAAGCTATAGGGCGTTGTCTAAAGAAGAAAAAGAAATCCTCATCAAGGGAGATATTGCTAGGTATTACGAAACAGAAAGAGCATCACTAGAAGCTTTTATAGATGAAGTAATCAAAAACCCAGAACATATCAAAGACGCAATAGACACTATAAGTTTTGTAAACGGAAGAGACCTGGATGATGGTGCTTTTTCGATTAATGGCGTAGTGGGCGGGGAAAGAATAAGCGGGAATATAGACCTAGACATAACCCACATGATGGGCAGGCAAGAAAGCGAAATGCCCAATCTAAAAACAAATGAGAGACTAAAAATATACGCTGAAGGCGGTAAAACAGAAGCAGAAAGAGTCGCCCATCTCCACGACTTCTTAGTCAACTCAAATGCTTTTGCTACAAACATGGCCTGCATGGTTGAGGGTCCGTCTGGCATCGGTCGTCATACGATGAAACATGAAATAGCGCACTCCATACAGGCCAAAGCTCTTCATGAATACGTGAAAAACATGCTCGCAACAGGCGGGAGTATAAAGATTGGCAAAAGGGAAATAACAGACCCATCGAAGCTGACAGCAGACGACATATACCTAATCATGCAGGGCAAAACAAGTGTCCCTCTAGATGCCATAAAGGGGCTTCAGACTAGAGGAGAGGCTGTTGCATTTCTGGCCGGACGTTACATCTGGGACATGAACCCAGAAGGCTCGCCAAACCGCTCCATGGAAATAGGAGCAGAACTTTGGGCGTTGAGAAGTCTTGGTCTTATATTTGGAGACGACATAGATGCCGCTCTCGAATACATGGATGACGTTTCGTTTGGAAAAACATTTACCGATAGAGCTGCGTCAGATGCTGACGCAATTAGAGCTGTGGCAGACACTTACTACGATGCCGGGAGCAGAATTGCCAAGGAGCGAGCTGAAAGAGTA